ATGAAGTCCGAGTGGATCCTGACCGTGTTTGGGGCGGCCGGCGCGTTGGGCGCGGCCAGCGGCCGGCCGATCCTGGCCTGGTGGGCGCACCTGATCTGGTGCGGGGTCGACGTCGGTTGGATGGTTCATGACTGGAGCATCGGCCAGCACGCCCAGGCGGCCCAATTCGGCGTCTACCTGCTAGTCGCCGTGTGGGGGGTCTGGCGGTGGCGGCCTTCGAGGAGGAGGGCGGGGTGATGAAACGCCTACTGACCGTCCTGGTGGCCCTCTCCGTCGTATGGCTGGCCGTGGCGGCCGGCTGGAACGCGGTGGTGAACTACCAGGAGGCGATGGACCGGCCGGCGGCCGAGCTCATCGAACCTGCCTGGTTCAAGGGGCCGAGCAAGTGCCCGCTGAAGAGGCGATAGGGAGGAGCGTGGCGTGAACAGCGATATCAGGATCAAGCTTTCCTTCCGGAATCATCGCAAGACCGAGAAGCTTCGCCGGCGCCTGGGCGAAGGGGGCGTGCTGGCCCTCCTGTGGCTGTGGATGGACGCGGCCGAGAACCGCCCGGAGGGAGTCCTGACCGGCTACGACGAGGAAGACATAGCCATCGCGGCCGGCTGGTCGGGCGAGGCCAAGGAGTTCATATCAGCCCTGCTCGACACCGGCTGGATGGAGAAGGTTGACGAGGGAACCTACGCTCTCCATGACTACCAGGAGCATCAACCCTACGCCTCGGGGGCCGAAGAGCGAAAGATCAAGGGCAGGTACAATGCCTACCTGGGCCACGGCAACCTGGCCAAGGCAAGGGAACTGGAAGACCAGTACCCCTGGCTTGCCCAGGCCAAGGAGAAGACGGGGGAGCCCCAAGGCCAAGCCGCATCCCCCCAGGGGGCAACCCATGGGGACCCCACTGGCCCCCCCATGGCCCCCCCACCGGACCCCCCAAGGGATTCCCATGGGGGACCCCATGCTCCATCTCCAACTCCAACTCAACCCCCTAGGACTGGGGCTACAAAGGCCTCTAGTACTAGTTCTAGAACTAGGGGCTCTAATGCAGCTGTAGGGTCCGCACCGCCAACGCGGTCGGACCCGCCGACACCGCCAGTCTTCCAGATCCCCATGATCAACGGCCCGGACGGGCAGGAGAGGTCCTACCCGGTCCACCGGGAAGACATCGACCATTGGGCCAAGCTCTACCCGGCCCTGGACGTGGAGCAGTCCATCCGGAACATGCTCGGCTGGCTGGAGGGCCGGCCCGAGAAGCGGAGCGCGACCGAGAAGGGCGTCAAGCAGCGGCTCAACTCCTGGCTCAAGCGGGACCAGGACAGCGGGGGCACGCCCGGCGGTAAGCGGCCGCCGTCAGGGATACCGCCGGGCCGGGCCGGGGCCAACCTCCAGCGCCTCGACAGGCTGGCCGACCGGGCGCGCCTGGCTGAAGACGCCTTGGACGTGGGAGGCGAGACATGAGGTACGAGACCGCCGTGAACTTCGTCAAGATGCTGGTCGCCGCTTCGCCGGGCTCCGAGCTCCCGGACGAGTCCCTGGCCCTCTACGTCGAGATGGTCAAGGGGCTTCCCGAGGAGGCGGCCGAGCCCCTGGCCAGTCGGATCATCAGGACCCGGCAGTCGATCTACATGCCGGCCATCGGGGAGATCCTGGCCGAGTATGCGCGGATGGTCTGCCGGCTGCCCGGACCGGAGGAGGCCTGGGGCTGGGTGCTGCGCCGGGTGAACAATCAGGACGAGCGGCCCCTGCCCAACCCGGTCCAGCAGGCCCTCAACGACGTGGGTGGGGGCTGGGCGGTCAAGACAGAGCCCGGGCCCCATATCCGGCGGGACTTCATGGCCGCCTACCGGGCACGCCTCGACACCATCGTCAGGACCGTCCAGACCGAGGGCGTCAAGGGACTCCAGGCCCTTGGCTACCGGGAGCAGCCTCGCCGGATCGGGGCGCCGGCCCAGGAGGCCGGCGAGGCCGAGCCGCCCGTGTCGCGGGAGGAGGCAGTCAGGAATCTCCGCCGGCTGGCCGGCCTGACCAGGAGGGCGGGTCTTGCCTAGGAAGCGCCGCCTGATCCCGGCCGGCCTGCCGCCGCGGCTGTTGTGGCTCCTGTTCGCCTACTTCGAGTGGCGGGCGGGCCGGGAGTCGCCCAGGGGCGGCTGGCTGCCCGAGCCGCGCTTTGCCTGGCGCTGGGCCGGTAACGCCCTGGTGGCCGGCTCCTGGTCCGGGCCGGGCGGCCGGTGGCGGACCGGCCAGGCGGCGGTGGAGCCGATGATCCCCTGCACGGCGCCCAAGGGGGTGGGGCCCCTGGAGGAGTTCGGCTACGCCTTCGGGGCGCTGCCCGAGGCGGCCCGGGCGGTCCTGGCGGGGTTCGTGGCCAACTGCAACCGTCCCTGGCCGCCCAGGGACGAGGAGGAGGGCGAGGGATGGACGGGACTGCTTCAGGCCCTGGACCTGGGGCCCGGGGACTTCGAGAAGGCCTTGCTGAGCTCGTTCGAGCTGCTGGGCGAGGCGGCCAGGACAAGGGGGCTGATCGGATGAGCGAGCGGGAACGGGTTGACCTGGTGGTGGGCCTGGAGGCCATCGGCCGGCAGTTGGGCACGGCCACGGAGGACGCGACCAAGCGGCGGCTGGACTGGCTGGGGGTGCCCTACGCCCGGCTGGGGGATGCCCAGAGCGCCCCCGTCTTCACCACCCGGAGGCACATCCAGGAGGCGATTGACCGGGCCTTGGCCGAAAAAAATGAAGATCACCCCATGATCACCCCAACATTGGGGGTTGAAAAGGGGACCGAAATTGAGGCATAATCGCTATAGTTCTCGCGAGGCGTGGGCCAGGGGGAAATCACTTCCCGGCCACGCTTTTTTTAGCACACTGATCGTCACATCGTCAATCCAGGGGTCGCCCGCCGGGCGGCCTTTTTTATCCAAGAACCCAACCACGCCTCCTTGCCGGGTTGAGCCGGGGCCGCCGGGACCACCACCCGACGGCCCCGGCCATGGGGTCTTGCATGTCCACTTCCCTCGACATCCTGACCGTCATGGCCGAGGAGGTCTGCCGCGGGCTGCCGCCACACCGAGCCCGCGGCCAGGCCCGGCGGCTGGCCCAGATGGCCGGCCTGGAGGTGCGAGCCGTGACCAAGGACCCCAGGTGGCGCCGGAAGGGGCCGCGCGTCCTGGTCTGGATGGCCCAGGAATAGGGCCGGGGGAGGAGGCTGATCATGCGGCCCTGAGACAGAGGCGGCCCGGGGAAGGCCCGGGCCGGAGTGGAATCGAGTGGAGGGCCACCGGCCGGGGATGCCGCCCCGGACGGCGGCCGGATGAGGAGTTTAAGCCAGACATCCGACCAGGTGTTAACCCGACCCTCCCTGCCCCGCGGGGCGAGGGGGAGTATAGCACGGGGGAAGTCGGATGCCGCCAATCAAACCCTGGATACCCTGGATCGGGAGCAAGCGGCTGTTGGCCCCTAAGATAATCAGCCTGATCCCTGAGCACAAAACCTACGTGGAGCCCTGCATGGGGGCGGCCTGGGTCTTTTTCAGCAAGCCCAGGTCAAAGGTCGAGGCGGTCAATGACGCCAACGGCCACCTGGTCAACCTGTTTCAGGTGCTTCAGGACCGGTTCGAGGAGTTCTACCGGCGGCGCGTCTACCTGATCTCCTCGCGGCGGCTTTATGTCCGGTTCCTGGACCGCCTGAAGACGGGCCAGTGGCTGGACGACATCGACCGGGCGCTGATGTACTGGTACGGGCTCAGGCACTCTTTCAGGGGCGTTTACGGCGCTGGCTTCGCCGCGAAAAAATATGAGCCGGCCCCCAACCTGGAGATGGACGAGCTGCACGCCGTCCACGAGAGGCTCAAGCGCGTCTATGTCGAGAACCTGGACGTGGAGGCCTGCCTGAGGCGCTGGGACTCCCCCCAGACTTTCTTCTACATCGACCCTCCCTTCCCCATAACCAACACCCCCTCGGGCAAGGGGATGTACCAGTGCGACATGACCTGGGATGATCACCGCCGCCTGGCCGAGGTCTTGGAAGGGGTAAGGGGCTTGTGGCTCATGAGCAACGAGGTCCATCCCGGCATACGAGAGCTCTACCGGGGCTGCCACATCGAGACGGTGGAGGCCTCGTACCACTTCGGCACCCGCGCCGGCTCGCCGGCCGGCCACCGCCAGGAGCTCCTGATCGCCAATTACGCTTTGCCGAGGGGCGAGAGCTTCGGCAAGGGCTGGGTGCCGGCCAAGTGATCAGGCGGCCTTGGTCATGCCCACGGTCAGTTCAGAGCCCAGGACGCGGAGCGCCGCGGCCAGGCGGGGCAGCCTGGAGGCGTGGCGCGGATCCAGGAGCCGGCGAACCTCCTTCTCGTCGCAGCCCAGGCGCTCGGCCAGAGCGACCTTGCTGATGCCGGCCTGCCTCATGGCCAGGTAGAGGGCTGCCTTGGCCGCCATCTGGGGCGGCACGGGCACCCGGTATTGGCCCTTGCGGCATGCCGAGGGCGGGGGGATGTCATCCCCCCGGTTGATCCGCCCGGCCACGGCCTCCTCAAGAGCGTCCGCGGCCTCAACCAGGGCCTCTTCGACGGTGTCGCCGTCGGTGATTGCCTCGGGTACGTCCGGGAAGGAGACGACGAATCCCCCATCCTGCTCATCGGGAGTCAGGACGGCCGGATAGACGAACACAATCCTCATTAGCTGAGCGTCGGACGTCCATGTCAGGTTGTCAAGGGAAATACCGGACACTGATGTCCGCAGGCAAGGCTGCCCGCAAGCGAGATAAGCGGGTCCTTCCGGCCAGTTAGGGGCAACGGGTTGGGCAGCACCCCGGGCTTTGGTCAGTGACAGGCCCCAAAAACAAGGTTGACAGTTTACACGCCCGGCGGCCTGCCGGGCGGCCTTTCGGAGCAGCCGGGTGATCGGGATTCATGGCGCGGACCAAGCCGGGAATGACACAGTCCGAGTACGCTCGGCGCATTGGCAAGACTCGCCAGTATGTCAATAAGTTAGTCAAGCTCGGCAAGATACCGCTCGGGGCCGGCGGGCGCATCGATCCGGCCCTGGCCGACGCGGCCCTGGAAGTGGCCTTAGACCCGGCCCGTGAGGTTGACAAAAAGGGTCCCGGAGAGGTTGACAGTTTACAAAACGACCAGGCCGAGAGTGTCAACCAGTCCGGGGACCGCCAGAAGGGCGGCCTGACCTACCACCGCGCCCGCAGCCTCCGGGAGAACTACCGCTTCCTCCTGACCAAGGTCGAGTACCAGGAGCGGGTCGGCCACCTGGTCAGGCTCCAGGACGTCAACCAGGCCCTGACCGACGCCGGCCGGCTGATCATGAACCGGCTCCTCAACTGGCCCAGCAAGCTGGCCCCGATCCTGGCCGCCGAGTCGGACGAGCGGCGGATCAACGAGGTCCTGATGCGGGAAGCACGGGCGCTCCTCAAGGAGTTCCATGAGTCTCTTGGAGCCCTCAGACGGGTACGCGATAGCGGTTGACGCCCTCAGGGCCGGCCTGGCCCTGCCTCCCGAGTTCACCATCAGCCAGTGGGCCGACGCCGAGCGGGTCTTGAGCCCCGAGGCCAGCGCCGAGCCGGGCCGGTGGCGGACCGACCGGGCGCCCTATCTCCGGGAGCCCATGGACGCCATCTCGGACCCCCTGATCGAGTCGGTGGTCCTGCAGTGGGGGGCCCAGACGGGCAAGACCGAGGTCCTGCTCAACGCGGCCGGCTACTACGTCCACATGGAGCCCTCGCCCCTCCTGGTCGTCTACCCGACCGTGGAGGTGGGCAAGGCCTGGTCCAAGGACCGATTGGCCCCGATGCTCCGGGACACCCCGGCCCTCAAGGGCCGGGTCAGGGAGGTCCGGTCCCGGGACAGCGACAACACGGTCCTGCACAAGAAGTTCCCGGGCGGGCACATCACCGTCACCGGGGCCAACAGCCCGGCCGGCCTGGCCTCCCGGCCCATCCGGGTGGTCATCCTGGACGAGGTGGACAAGTACCCGCCCAGCGCCGGCGACCTGGGCGACCCGGTGGCCCTGGCCGAGTCCCGGGCGGCCACCTTCTGGAACCGCAAGTTCATCAAGGCCTCGACCCCGGGCCTCAGGGGGGCCAGCCGGATAGAGCAGGAGATCGAGGCCAGCGACCAGCGCAGGTGGTTCGTGCCCTGCCCGGACTGCGGCTTCGAGCAGGTGCTCATCTGGAAGCAGGTCCGCTGGCAGGACGGCGACCCGGACACGGCCGTCTACGTCTGCGAGCATTGCGGCTCCTGCTGGCCGGACGCCCGGCGCATCCAGGCTGTCCGCCAGGGCCGCTGGGTGGCCACGGCGCCCTTCTACGGGGTGGCCGGCTTCTGGCTCTCGGCCCTCAACTCGCCCTGGGTCAGGCTGCCCAAGGTGGCCAGGCGGTTCTTGCAGGTCAAGGACCTTCCCCAGCAGTTCAAGGTCTTCGTCAACGAGGTCCTGGCCGAGACCTGGGTGGACCAGAGCCACTCGGTCAGCGACGAGGAGCTCTACCACCGGCGCGAGGAGTACGGCCTGGAGACCCCTATCTGGGTGGGGGTGATCACTGCCGGGGTGGACGTCCAGGACGACCGGCTGCACGTCGAGATAGTCGGCTGGGGGGCGGACTGGGAGAGCTGGTCCCTGGACTACGTCGTCCTGCCGGGCGACCCGGCCGGCTCGGCCGTCTGGGAGGACCTGGACAGGCTCCTGACCCGGCGCTGGCCCGGCGTCGACGGGGTGAGCCTGCCGGTCCAGGCCGTCTGCGTGGACACGGGCGGCCACCACGGCGAGGAGGTCCACCAGTTCTGCGGCGCCCGCCTGGGCCGGCGGGTCCTGCCCATCAAGGGCAAGGAAGGCGACCGGCAGGTCTGGCCGGTCACGGTCAGCCGGAACCGTGGCGGCCGGCGGCTCTACATCGTCGGCGTGGACAAGGCCAAGATGAACATCTACGAGTGGCTGCGCCGGGAGGAGCCCGGCCCGGGCTACTGCCACTTCCCGACCCGCTACGGCGAGGCCTACTTCCGGGAGCTGACCGCCGAGCGGCTGGTCATCAACTGGCGGGGGACCAAGGCCTACCCGGCCTGGGAGCTCAAGTCCCTGGGCCGGCCCAACGAGGCCCTGGACTGCCGCGTCTACGCCTACGCGGCCCTCTGCCACCTGGTCCGGGCCAGGCTGGACCCACGCCGGGAGGTGGAGCGGCGGGCCAAGAAGGCCGGCGCGCTCCCGGCCAAGCGCGGCCCGCGGCTGGTCGCACCGCCGGCCTCGGTGGCTTCCGACCCTTACCTGTAGGGGGCGATCATGGCTGACCTGGCGACCTTGAGACAGCGGCTGGAAGAGGTCGAGACGGCCATCCACAAGCTGATGACCGGGACCCGGGAGGTCCAGGTCAGGATTGGCGACATGTGGGCCAACTACTCCGAGACCGGGCTGAAGGACCTCCGGACCTACCGGACCGAGCTCTTGAACCAGATAGCCTTGGCCGAGGGCCGGGGCGGCCGGCGCCGCATCCTGGTGGAGTTCTGAGCATGGCCCTGGCCGATCTGCAAGTTGAACTCGGAGTCGGCGTGCCCATCAAGGCCGCCGTGGCCCACCGGGGGGCGGACCTGGCCTCCCGGGAGCTGGCCTCCTGGCGGCCGGGCCTGGGTTCGGCCGACTCGGACCTGCTGCCCGAGCTGGACGTCCTCCGGGGTCGAGGCCGGGACCTGGAGCGCAACCACGCCGTTGCCTCGGGCGTGGTCCAGACCCTGGTCGACAACGTGGCCGGCACCGGACTGCGCCTCATGGCCTCCCCGGACTACCGCGCCCTGGGCCGGCCCAGGGAGTGGGCCAAGGAGTGGGCCCGGCAGGCCGAGGCCCTCTGGCGGGGGGCCACCGAGACCATCGACTTCGACGCCTCCCGGAAGCTTAACTTCGCCGGGGCCACGGCCCTGGTCTACCGCTCCAAGCAGGTCAACGGGGAGGCCCTGGCCCTGCCGCTCTGGCTGCCCCGCCGCGGCCGCAAGACCACGGTCCTCCAGATCATCGAGTCCGACCGGCTGGGCAACCCCTGGGACCTGCCGGACAGCGAGAGGCTCAGGGGCGGGGTGGAGATAGACGACTACGGCGCCCCGGTGGCCTACCACATCCGGGCCGCCCACCCGGGCGACGACCTCTTCGGCGGCTTCAGCCCACTGGTCACCTGGAAGCGGGTGCCGGCCTGGACGTCCTGGGGCCGGCCCCGGGTGATCCACGCCTTTGACAAGCACCGGCCGGGCCAGACCCGGGGCAAGCCCATATTCGCCGCGGTGATGACCGACTTCAGGATGCTGGACCACTACCAGCGGACCGAGCTCAAGTCGGCCATCGTCAACGCCATGATCGCCGCCTTCATCAAGACCCAGCTGCCCCAGGACGAGATACTGAACCTCTTCGGCGGCCAGGTGCAGGACTACCTGGACGCCCGGGCCGAGCACAAGGTCAGGCTGGAGGGCGGGGCCCTCCTGCCCCTCTTCCCCGGCGACGACGTCCAGCCCTTCATCCCGGGCCGGCCGCCGACCGGGTTCGGGGCCTTCATGGAGCACGGCTTCAGGTCGCTGGCCGCCGGCCTGAACGTGCCCTACGAGCTCCTGCTCAAGGACTTCAGCAAGACCAACTACAGCAGCGCCCGGGCCGCCCTCCTGGAGGCCTGGCGCTACTTCAACGGCCAGCGCCAGTGGCTGGTCCTCAACTGGGCCCAGCCGGTCTACGAGCTCTTCCTGGAGGAGTGGGTCAACCTGGGCCTGATCGAGGCGCCGGGCTTCTACGAGAACCGGGCCGCCTACGCCCGGGGCCGCTGGATCGGCCCGGGCCGGGGCTGGGTCGATCCGGTCAAGGAGGTCCAGGCCAGCGAGAAGCGCCTGGACGCCGGCCTGTCCACCCTGGCCGACGAGTGCGCCGAGCAGGGCCTGGACTGGGAGGAAGTCCTGGAGCAGCGGGCGGCCGAGCGGGAGCGCATGCGGGAGCTGGGCCTGCTCGACGCCGCCGAGCGCTCGGCCAGCCGGCCGGTGGCCGTGGAGCCGGAGAGGCGGGAGGAGGAGCAGTGAGGTTCGCCCATCTCAAGAGTCGCATCTTCAACACCCCGCTCCTGATCCACCCGGACAAGCTGACCGCCATCTACAACGTGGTCGCCCCCAGGTGGGGCGAGGACGGCCGGCTGGAGGTGGAGGCCCAGGTCACGGCCTTGAACGAGCGTCGGCCCGAGCGCCGCCTCTACCAGCTGACCGAGGGCGGGGTGGCGGTCATCCCGGTCCTGGGGACCCTGGTCCAGCGGGTCAGCGGGGTGGACGCCATGTCCGGCCTGATGAGCTACGGCCTCATCGGCGCCCGGCTCAACCAGGCCCTGGAGGACCCCGAGGCCCGGGCCATTCTCCTGGAGGTGGACTCCCCGGGCGGGGAGGTGGCCGGCTGCTTCGCCCTGGCCGAGCAAATCTTCCAGGCCCGGGAGCAGAAGCCGGTCTGGGCCGTGGCCAACGAGATGGCCTTCTCGGCCGGCTACGCCCTGGCCTGCGCGGCCGAGCGGGTCTTCCTGCCCGAGACGGCCGAGCTGGGCAGCATCGGGGTCATCGCCTGGCACATCGACCAGTCGGAGATGGACGCCAAGCGCGGCCTGACTTGGACGGCCATCTTCGCCGGCCGGCACAAGGCCGACTTCAACCCCCACGAGCCCCTCTCCGACGCCGCCCGAGCTCGGGCCCAGGCCGAGGTGGACGAGCTCTACAACATCTTCGCCCGGGCCGTGGCCCGCAACCGGGGGCTCTCCGAGGAGGAGGTCAAGGCCACCGAGGCCCTGACCTACCTGGGCCGGGCGGCCGTGGAGGCGGGCCTGGCCGACGCGGTGGCGCCCTTCGCCGAGGTGGCGGCCCGGTTGGCCGAGCGCGCGGGCGAGAGAGGCATTCCCGGCGGTTACGCCGCCGCCGACAACCATCACAAGGAGGGGATCATGCCCGACAAACCCACCGAGCAGGCGGCCGCCCAGACCGCCGAGGCCGTGCCCGGGGCCGATCTCGAGGCCGCCAGGGCCGAGGCCGCCAAGGCGGCCCAGGAGCGAATCGCCGCCATCCTGGGCCTGGAGGAGGCGCAGGGCCGGGACAAGCTGGCCCGCCACCTGGCTTTCCACACCGTTCTGAGCCCGGAGGAGGCCCGGGCCGCCCTGGCCGCGGCGCCGGCCGAGAAGGCCGGCCCCGAACCGGGGACCGAGTTCAAGGCGGCCATGGAGCAGGCGGCCGACCCGGGCGTCGGTCCGGACGCCGAGAGGCCGGCCGCTGACGAGTCCAGGCCGGGCAGCACCGCGGCCAACATGGAGCGCCTGCTCAAGCAGCGCGGGCTCCGCAGGGAGTAGGGGGTAAAAAGTGGCTACCATTAACGAGGGCAACTACCTGAGCGACGTGGTCAAGCACGAGCTGGACTCCCGGATGAGCCGGGAGGAGGTCGCCATCCTGGCCGGCTCCGGGGCCGCCCGGCAGCTCAAGCTGGGCCAGGTCATCGGCAAGCGGACCCTGGGCGCGGTCACGACCGTGGCCGAGACCGGCAACAGCGGCGACGGCGACGTGGGCACGGTCACCCTGGGCCCCAAGGCCCTGGCCGGCGATTACGTCCTGACCTGCGTGGAGGCCGCCACCGACGCCGGCCGGTTCAAGGTGATCGCCCCGGACGGCAACCGCCTGGACGACCTGACCGTCGGCGTGGCCTATTCGACCGACCACATCAACCTGACCGTGGAGGACGGCGAGGACGACTGGGCCTCGGGCGACTTCATCACCGTCTCGGTGGCCGCCGGCGACGGCAAGGTGGTCGGACTGGACCTGGCTGCCGAGAACGGGAGCCAGATCGCTTACGGGGTGATGATCGCCCCCGCCTCGGCCCCCGAGGGCGCCGACGGCCAAGGTGTGGCCGTGTTCCGGGATGCGGTCATCGCCGCCTCCAAGCTGGTCTGGCCCGACGGGGCCACCGAGGGCCAGAAGGAGGCCGCCCTGGCCCAGCTGGCCGAGCGGGGCATCGTCGCCCGGGCCGAGGAGTAGCCCCGGACCGGCAACCCAAACCGACCCCTGAGGGAGGCGCTTCGGGCGCCTCCCTTCTTTTTGGAGGAGGCCCAAAGTGCCCGAGTTGATTCTGGACATCTTCAACAACGACGCCTTCAGCGTGGTCGAACTGACCCAGGCCATCAACCTGGTGCCCAACAATTACGGCCGGGTGACCCAGCTCGGCCTCTTCAACGCCAGGCCCATCTCCACCACCACCGTGGCCGTGGAGTACAAGCAGGGCGTGCTCAACCTCCTGCAGACCGGGCAGCGCGGCGCGCCGGCCCCGGTCAACCAGGGCGGCAAGCGGCACCTCAAGACCTTCACCGTGCCCCACATCCCCCTGGAGGACCGGGTCACGGCCGACGAGATCCAGAACCTGCGCCCCTTCGGGGCGGCCAGCGTCCTGGAGACCGTCCAGAGCAAGGTCAACGAGAAGCTCATCGACATGGCCAACAAGCACTACATCACCTGGGAGTGGCTCAGGGTCGGGGCGCTTAACGGCATGGTCCTGGACGCCGACGGCTCGACCATCCTGGACCTGTTCACCGAGTTCGACGTGTCCGAGAAGGTGGTCGACTTCGACTTCGTCAACGCCGAGTCGGGCGAAGTGGTCGCGTCCTGCAAGGAGGTCCTCCGCCACATCGAGGACAACCTCCAGGGCGAGGTCATGACCTACGTCCATGCCCTCTGCTCGCCCGAGTTCTTCGACGGCCTGGTCGGCCACGACGACTGCCAGGAGGCCTACCGGACCCAGGAGGGCAACATCGCCATGCGCGACGACCTCCGCCGGGGCTTCCGTTTCCAGGGGATCGTCTTCGAAGAGTACCGGGGCCAGGCGACCGACCCGGGGGGGACCACCCGCAAGTTCATCGCCGAGAACGGGGCCCGCTTCTTCCCCATGGGCACCCAGGAGACCTTCCGGGAGTTCCACGCCCCGGCCGACTTCATCGAGACGGTCAACACCCCGGGTCAGCCGCTCTACGCCAAGCAGGCCCGCGACGAGCGCTACAACCGCTGGGTGGAGCTGCACACCCAGTCCAACCACCTGCCCATCTGTCACCGGCCGGCGGTGCTGGTCAAGGGTACCTTCACGCCGGCGGAGTCTTAACCCGAGATGGCCCCGGGGCGGCCCTGAGGCCGCTCCGGGACCCGGAGAAGAGCGACCATGACCCTCCAGGAGCGACTGGCCGAGTCGATTAAGGCCCGGATCCTGAGCCCGGACGGTTTCGCCGAGACCCACGAGGTGGAAGGAAAGGCCGTCTCCTGCGTCCTGACACCCCCGCTGGTCGCGCCTTCGGACCAGGCGGGCGTCTATACCCGGCAACGCTCCCTCTACGCCAGGACGGCCGACGTGGCTCCCCCGGAGCCGGGCCAGGCCCTGGTCATCGACGGGGAACGCTGGTCGGTCGAGTCGGTCATGGTCTTCCAGGACCTGGTCCGGATCAACCTCTACCGGAGCGGATCGTGATGCGGCTGAGCATCGAGCTGAACCAGCGGGACCTGGACCGGGCCGCGGCCGAGCTGGCCCAGGTCCGCCGCGGCCTGCCCCTGGCCCTGAGCCGGGCCCTTAACCGGACCATCACCGGGGTCCGGACCGACGCGGTCAAGGCCGTCCGCGCCGAGGCCGACGTCTCGGCCGGGCGGGTCCGGGACAACGTCAAGCTCTTCCGGGCCACCACCGAGCGCCTCAGCGCGGCCGTTATCGCCACCGGCCGGGACATCCCCCTGATCCACTTCAGGACCCGGCCGAGCAAGCCCCAGACCAAGGGCGGCCGGCGGCCGGCGATCGGGGTCACGGCCCAGACCTTCAAGAGCCAGGGCGGGCAGGTCTACCCCGGCTCCTTCGTCGCCCGGGTGCCCACCGGCCACCTGGGCGTGTTCGAGCGCAAGGGCAGGGCCAGGCTGCCCATCAAGCAGCTCTACGGCCCCTCGGCGGCCGACGCCCTGGACCGGGGCAACGCCCTGGAGGGGATCGAGCGCCGGGCCAGGATCAGGCTCCGGGAGCGGTTCGACCACGAGGTCGACCGCCTGCTGGGGGTCTGACCCATGCCCTGGCAACTGGCCCGGGCCATCCGGCAGCGCCTGGAGGCCGACCTGGCGAGTCTCTACCTGCCCTTGCCCGAGAGCGACAAGCTGGGCCGGCCCCAGGTCTGCCTGGGCGGCCTGCCCTTCAAGACGCCGGACAAGCGGGACCTGCCCTGCGTGGTCGTCCAGCCCCTGAGCGGCCAGGACGACGACGAGGACCAGCCCCGGCTGGCCGTGCGGGAGACCGTGGTCCGGCTGCTCTGCACCATCGTCGGCAACGAGGCGGACGAGCGGCCGGTGGAGGCCGGCCACCACGTCATGCTCAACCTGGTCAGCTGGTGCCTGGCCAGCCTGCGCCGGCCGGGCAACCTTGAGAACCGCTACATCCTGACGCCGCCGCTCACCTGGGAGTTCCGGGACGCGGAGGACGAGGAGGGCCGGCGGCCGCACCCCTACTACGTGGGCGTCATCGAGAGCCGGTGGCGGGAGGTCTACTCCAGGACCAACCTGACCCGGGCGGAAGAGGAGGAGATTCATGGCTCTGGACAGCCAGGTTAGAGAGGCGATGGACCAGGCTTTGGCCGCTGGCGAGACCACCGCGGACGGCCGGCCCCTGGTCGAGGCCCTTGAGAAGCGCTTGGGCCGCGGCGTCACCGCCGACCAGCGGGACGAGTGGTGGGGCCAGCGGGCCGAGCAGGAGACCGACGAGCAGAAGACCGAGGCCGAGCCGGCCCCGGCCGAGCCCGAGGCCGCCCCCTTGCGCGGCCCCGAACCCAAGCCCGGCGGGCCGGTCATGTGGGTCGGCCCGACCCTGAACAAGCCGATTCACGTCCGGCGGAACACCATCTTCCGGGCCGGGGTCCTGCCCCGGGACCTGGCCGGGCTCCTGGCCGAGCACAAGGAGCTCGAGGCCCTGGTGGTCCCCGTGGCCCTCTACCCGATTGCCAGGCGGGACCTGGCCGTCGCCTCCTCCCCCCTGGGCCGGGCGGCCAAGGCGGCCGCGGAGCTCGCCCAGCGGGCCAAGTAACCCGACTCCCCTGGAGGTTTGACCATGACCTACTTCCACCGCGTCCAGGTCTTCGAGGAGAGCACCTCGATCCTGCCGCCCCGCCGGATCAGCGCCGGCATCCCGGTCTGGCTGGGCACGGCCCCGGCGGCCAAGGCCGCCGACTTCAACAAGCCGCACCTTCACTACACCCTGGCCAGCTTCGCCGCCGGCCTGGGCGAGGTCGAGGACAACGTGGAGGCCTACGGCCTCTGCGAGGCGGCCAAGGTCCAGTTCCAGCTCTACCGCGTCGCCCCGGGCATCTTCATCCCGGTGGCCCACGAGACCGAGGTGACCGCCGAGGCCCACACCATGGCCGGGGATCCGGCCAAGATCACCCTGGACCACCTCCCGGTCAAGACCGGCTTCGAGGCGGTCAAGGACGAGACCGGGACCACGACCTACGTCCGGGGCGAGGACTACACCATCGACTGCGACACCGGCCAGATCACCCGCCTGGCCGACGGCGACATCGGGGCGACCGACCCGCTCAAGGTGGACTACACCTGGTTCGACCCGGCCACGGTGGACGCCGACGACGTCATCGGCGGGGCCGAGGCCGGGACCGGGCTCAAGACCGGCCTGGAGCTGGTCCACGAGATCCTGCCCCGCTTCGGCCTCATGCCCGGCACCATCGCCGCCCCGGGCTGGTCCCAGGACTCGACCGTGGCCGCGGCCATGGTCGCCTCGGCCGTGGCCGTGAACGGCCTGTTCCGGGCCTTCTGCGCCGTGGACCTGCCCACCTCGGTGGCCGAGTACCAGAGCGCTTCGGCGACCAAGACCAGCAACAACCTGACCGACCCGGCCATGGCCGTCTGCTGGCCCCAGGTCCTCTACGGGAGCGAGTCCCACTGGCTGAGCACCCACCTGGCCTGCCTCATGGCCCAGGTCGACCTGGAGCACTCGGCCGTGCCCTACAAGAGCCCGTCCAACGAGCGCCTCCAGATCACCGGGGCCCACGTCGCCGGCGCCGAGGTCTGGCTGGGCCACGACGAGGCCGAGTACCTGAACGGGCAGGGCATCGTCACCGCCCTCAACCAGAAGATCACCGGCCAGGGCTGGACCTGCTTCGGCAACCGGACCGGGGCCTACCCGGCCAGCACCGACCCCAAGGACACCTTTATCCCCATCCGCCGGATGTTCAACTGGGCCGACAACACCCTGATCCTGACCACCTGGCAGCGGCTGGACTTCCCCATCAGGAAGCGGCTCATCGAGACCATCGTCTTCACCCACCAGAAGTGGCTGGACGGGCTGACCGCCCGGGGCTTCATCCTGGGCGGGGAGATCGGCTTCGAGAGCGGGGACAACCCGGAGACCGACGTCATCGACGGCATCATCAAGTTCCGGACCCGGATCACCCCGCCGCCGCCGGCCCGGGAGATCGACTTCTACACCGAGTTCGACCCGAGCTACGTCTCGACCCTCTTCGAGTCCGAAGAGGAGTAAAGGGGGTAGACCATGCCCAATCCCGTACCCCACGCCCTGGTGGACTTCGCCGTCTACCTGGACTCCACCGAGCTCATGGGCATCGTGGACGCCACGCTGCCCGAGTTCGGCTACGTCACCGAGGAGCTGTCCGGGGCCGGCATCGCCGGCGTGGCCGAGGTGCCCATCGGCGGGCAGCTGAGGTCCATGACCCTGACCCTCAACTGGCGGAGCACCACCCGCGACGCGGTCAAGCTCCTGGCGCCCAAGATGCACACCCTGGACCTCAGGGCGGCTCGCCAGGACGTCAACGCCGGCAGCGGGGTCCTGGAGCGCCGGCCTATCCGGGTCGCCACCCAGGTCATGCCCAAGCAGGTCGGCCTGGGCCGCCTGACTACCGGCCGGCAGGAGGCCCCCTCGGAGTTCGAGGTCATCACCGTCCAGGTCTGGGTGGACGGGACCCTGGTCATCGACATCGACAAGATGAACTACAAGTGCGTCATCAACGGCGTCGACTACATGGCCGACGTCCGCACCGCCCTGGGCAAGTAGGGAGGGAGCCATGAGCAGCGAGAGCAAGAAGGCCGCCCCCAAGGCGGCCAAGCCGGTCAAGCTGGAGCGGCCGATCAAGGTCGAGGGCGGCCCGGACCTGACCGAGCTCGAGGTGGTCAACCAGGACATCACCCTGGCCGACCTGGCCGCGGCCAACCAGTGGGCCGAGGGCGACCCGGTCCTGACCGAGATCTACCTCTGGGGCCGGGTCTACGGCGTCAACCCCGAGGACTTGCGGCGCTCCCCGGCCAAGAACTACCACCTCCTCCGGAAGCACGCCCAGGATTTTTACTGATGCCACCGGGCGGGGTCCCGGCCCTCCAGGTCCCCGCCCTGGTGGTCGAGCTGGCCAGCGTCACCGGCTGGTCGGAGCGGGAGATCGTCAACCTGCCCCTGGGCAAGTTCCTGGACTACCTGACCGCGGCGAGAGAGCAGAGAAGGCATGTCTAAGTGGGCCTCCATCGGGATCAGGCTGCGCGGCGGCCTGGACCCTTCCGTGGGCAAGACCTTTGACGCCATAGGGCGCAAGGGCAAGGACCTGCAGCAGGAGCTGGGCAAGCTGCGCCTGGGCAAGCGCCTGACCGACGACGTGGTCAAGTACCAGGCCATGCTCAAGCGCCTCAAGGCCGCCCAGGACCGCCTGGGCCCGTCCAACGTCAAGCTCACCCGCCGCATCGCCGAGATACACGAGCGCTACCTCAAGGCCGAGCGGTCCGCGGCCAAGTACGGCATCCGGCTCCGCGACCTGGCCGGCGAGCAGGACCGCTACTCCCGGGCCGTGGCCAGGTCGGAAAGGGCCATCGCCCGCCAGGAGGCCCAGGCCCGGCGGCGGGGTGTCCGGAGGGAGGCCCGGGGGCAGATCCTCGGCCTGGCGGCCACCGGTCTCGCCCTGGCCCAGCCCGTTAGGAAGGCCGTCGAGTTCGAGTCGGCCATGGCCGACGTGCGCAAGGTGGTCAACTTCGAGACGCCCCAGCAGTTCAAGGAGATGGGCCGGGACATCCTGGCCCTCTCCAAGCGGATGCCCATGGCCGCCTCGGGTATCGCCGACATCGTCGCCGCGGCCGGCCAGTCGGGCATCGCCCGGCAGGACCTGCTCGAGTTCGCCGAGGCGGCGGCCAAGATGGGCGTGGCCTTCGACCTGACCGGCAGCGAGGCCGGCCAGATGATGGCCAACTGGCGGGCCGGCATGAAGCTGACCCAGCCCGAGGTGGTCGGCCTGGCCGACGCGGTCAACCACCTCTCCAACAATATGAACGCCCAGGCCCCGGCCCTGGGCGAGGTCCTCCAGCGCATGGGCCCCCTGGCCAAGTCCTCGGGCCTGGCCGTCTCCGAGACGGCCGCCCTGGCCGCGGCCCTGCTCTCCACCGGGGCTCGCGCCGAGGTGGCCGGGACCGGGCTCAAGAACTTCCTGGGCGCCCTGACCAAGGGCACGGCGGCGACCAAGTCCCAGACCGAGGCCTTTGACGCGCTGGGCCTGGACGCCGTGGAGATGGCCGAGCGGATGCAGTCCGACGCCAAGGGCGCCATCCTCGAGGTCCTGGCGGCCATCAAGGAGCTGGACGCGGCCGAGCAGCCGGCGGTCATCTCCGAGCTCTTCGGCGAGGAGAGCAAGGCGGCGATCATGCCGCTGCTGGCCAACATGGAGAACCTGACCCAGGCCTTCGACCTGGTGGCCGAGAAGTCCCGCTACGCCGGCTCCATGGAGGCCGAGTACACAGAGCGGGCCAAGACCACGGCCAACGAGCTCCAGCTTCTGGCCAACAAGGCCACGGCCGCGGGCGTGACCATGGGCGGGGTCTTCCTGCCGGCCCTCAGGGACGTGGTCGGCTTCCTGGGCCGGGGCGCCGAGGCGGTGGCCGGCTTCGCCGAGAAGCACCCCGAACTGACCAAGGTGGTCGGCTTCGCCGCGGCCGGCCTGTTCAGCCTCAAGGTGGCCACCCTCGGCGTCAAGTTCGGCCTGAGCGGCATCATGGATGCGGCCGGCCTGGCCCGGAGCGGCCTGGGCCTGGTGGCCACCGGCTTCAATGTCCTGAAGGCGGCCGTCATGGCCCACCCAGTCGGCGCCATCATCGCCGGCGTGGCCCTGGCCGCCGGCCTGATCATCGCCAACTGGGACAAGGTCAAGGGCTTCTTCCTGACCATCTGGGAGCCGATCAAACCCTACTGGGAGAAGTTCGCCGAATGGACCTCGGCCCTGGCCGACAAGCTCTTGGCCCCGTTCCGGGCAGTGGGCCAGGCCTGGGACTGGATGAAGCGGAAGACCGGTTTCGGCGGCGGGGAAGGGGACGAGGCTGCCCCGGGCCTGAACCTGGAGGCGTTCAAGCCGCTCATGCCGGCCGCCCCGCCCGGAAAGGACGGGGCCAAGGCCCTGCCCGCCATCAAGCCGGCCCAAGCCGCCGCTCCCGCTCCCGCGCCGGCTGCGGCGCCGGCGCCGGCCAGCCGGCCGGTCCAGGTCCTCCTGACCCAGAACATCAGCCTCTCCGGGGGAGCGGACGAGAACTTGACCCGCTCCCTGGCCGCCCAGGCCGGGGGCGAGTTCAAGGAGGCCGTGGCCAAGGCCATGACCGAGATCATGCAGGACGACCGGCGGCTCAGCTATGGCTACTAGGATCACCACCGTCCAGGGCGAGAACTGGGACGAGGTCGCCCGCCGGGCCTGGCCCGGGGCCAGGCAGCCCGAGCTCCTGCTGCATTACCTGGTCGAGGCCAACCCGGAGCACGTTGCCGTGATCGTCTTCTCGGCCGGGGTGGAACTGGCCGTGCCCGAGATCGAGCTCCCGGCCGACGAGCTGGACCTGCCGCCGTGGAAGCGAAGCGAGTAAGGCGGGCCGCCCTCAAGCTGGTCTACGAGGGCCGCAACGTCTCGGCCGACCTGGCCCCTTTCCTCCTGGGTGTGACCTACACTGACCACGCCCAGGGCCAGGCCGACAGCCTGGACATCGCCCTGGACGACCGGGACCGGCGCTGGCAGGGGGCCTGGAGCCCGACCGAGGGCGACAGGATCAGGGCCTGGATCGTCCTGACCGACTGGCGGGCCTCTGGCGACCGCTACGAGCTCTCCTGTGGCACCTTCGACATCGACGAGCCGACCCTGACCGGGTCGCCCGACCGGGTCGAGATCAAGGCCGTCTCGGCCTTGGTCAGGACCTCACTGCGCCGGGAGCGCAAGTCCAAGGCCTGGGAGTCGACCGGGGTGCGGCGGGTGGCCCAGGACATCGCCCAGGCCCACGGCCTGAGCCTGTACTGGGACGCCGAGGACATCAGGCTGGACCGGATCGACCAGCGCGACGAGACCGACCTGGCCTTCCTCAACCGGCTCTGCCAGGAGCTGGGCCTCAGCCTCAAGTGCGCCGAGGAGAAGATCATCGTCTACGAGGGCCGACGCTTCGACGCCCGCGCCCCGGTGGCCACCATCAGCCGGGGCCGGTCCTGGCTGGGGAACTACCGGTTCAAGGGCCGGGCAGGGGAGGTCTACCGGGCCTGCCAGGTGAGCTACTTCGACCCGGACGTCAAGCGGCTGATGACCAGCACCTATGAGCCCCCGGGCGCGCCCCAGGTCGGCCACACCCTCAAGATCAGCCAGCGGGCCACCAGCCAGGCCGAGGCCCGGCGCCGCGCCCGGAGCGAGCTCCGCCGCCACAACAAGCACCAGGTCGAGGCCGAGCTGACCCTGGCCGGCGAGCCTGGCCTGGTCGGCGGGGTGACCGTCCTGGTCGAGGGCTTCGGCAACTACGACGGCAAGTACTTCGCCGAGAAGGCCGTCCACAGGCTCGGGGAAGGCTCGGTCTACACCACCCGGGTCGACCTGCGCAAGGTGCTGGTCTACTGATGGACCTCCTGACCGAACTGGCCCGGCGGCTGGAACGCCTGGAGGCCGTGGTGGCCAACCTCAACCGGGTCGGCGTGGTCACGGCCGTGGACCAGGCCCGGGCCAGGGTCAGGGTCCGGTTCGACGAGGCCGACGGGGTGGTCTCCTACTGGCTCCCGGTGGGCCAGGCCAAGACCAAGGGCGACCGGGAGTACTGGCTCCCGGACGTGGGCACCGAGGTCTTCTGCGGCTTCCTGTCCAACGGCCTGGAGGCCGGGGCCGTGCTGCGGGCCCTCTACTCCACCCAGGACCCGCCGCCGGTCCAGGACAAGGACAAGTGGCGCATGGAGTGGTCCGACGGCTCCTACTTCGAGTACGACCGCCGGACCCACAAGCTGCTCTGGCACATCGCCGGCGAGGTCGAGCTCAAGGCCACCGGCAGCTTCACCATCAACGGCCAGCCCATTCACCTCAACCCGGAGTCCTGAGACATGCCCAAGGCGGTCAGGTTCGGAGACATTAGTTGCGGCCACGGCTGCTGGCCGCCCCGGCCCAATGACCAGGCCAGCCCGGACGTCTTCATCAACGGTCTGGGCGCGCACCGGGTGGGCGACCACTGGGAGCCGCACACCTGCCCGCCCATTCCCGAGACACACGACGGCCAGGCCGCGGCCGGGAGCCCCAACGTCTTCGTCAACGGCCGCGCCCTCTGTCGCGTCGGCGACCCGGTCACCTGCGGCGACACCATGTGCCAGGGCTCGCCCAACGTCTTCGTCAACGGGGAGTGAGCCGTGCAGCTTGGCACCCTGGGCGAGGTGGTCTTCGAGACCAGCGCCGAGGCCGTCCTGACCTGGGTCCGGTGGCGGGAGACCCACGAGGCCCGCTACGCCGCCCAGGACGTGATCGACGAGTCGCAGATCCTCCAGTTCCTGGGCACCAACCTGGCCACCATCGACCTGACCGTGGACCTCAAGCGGGGCCTCTGCGACCCCGAGGTAGAGCTTAACCGGCTCAAGGAGATGGTCCTCTCCGGGGAGGCCTCGCCCCTGGTGGTCAACGGCAAGTTCCTGGGCGACTTCGTGATCGAGCGGGCCGTCTGCGAGCGCCGGATCAGCGACCAGCGGGGCCGGCTGGTCACGGCCCAGGTCGACCTGAGCCTCAGGGAGTACAAGTGAGCGGCGAGATCGAGGTCCTGGGTGGCGACCCGGCCGAGGTGGTCTTCGGCGCCGAAGGCCGGGAGCGGACCCTCCAACAGGTCAGGACCGTCCTGGGCACCCGGGTCGGCACCGTGCCCCTAGACCGGGAGTTCGGCCTGAGCATGACCTTCCTGGACCAGCCCCTGCCCAGGGCCCAGGCCCTGCTCACCGCCGAGATCATCAGGCAGCTGCGCCGCTACGTACCCGGCATCGAGGTCACCTCCGTGGAGCTCGTCTCCGACCCCGAGGGCGCGGCCGACGGGCGGCTGATTCCCAAGGTGAGGTTCAAGGATGTCTCTGCCTGACCTGCCCGAAGTGGACTTCTGCGAGACCGACACGGCCGAGGTCGAGGCCGAGGGCATCCAGACCTACGAGCGGGTGGCCGAGGTCACCCTGCAACCGGGCGACCCGGAGAGGCTCTTCCTGGAGGGCAACCTCCTGGTCGTGGCCCAGCAGCGGCTGGAGATCAACGACTCGGCCAAGCAGACCTACCTGGCCTACGCCCGGGGGGCCCACCTGGACCAGCGCGGCGCCGACCACGGCTCCATGGGCCAGCGCCTGGCCGCCACCGCGGCCAAGGCCACCGTTAGATTCGAGATAGACGAGGCCCTGGCCTTCGACGTGTCCATCCCGGCCGGGACCCGGGTCACGCCCGACGGCGAGCTCGTCTTCGCCACCACCGACCTGGCCACCATCACCGCCGGCCAGACCTGGGTCGAGGTCGAGGCCGAGTGCGAGACGGCCGGGGCGGCCGGCAACGGTTACGTGGCCGGCCAGATAGACCAGCTGGTCGATCCCGTGGCCTACGTCACCGCCGCGGCCAACACGACCACCAGCCTGGGCGGCTCCGACGCCGAGTCCGACGACCGCTACCGGGAGAGGCTCTTCCTGGCCCCCCTGGCCTACAGCTCGGCCGGGCCCCGGGGCGCCCGCATCTTCTGGACCAAGAGCGCCCATCCGGACATCGGCGACGTGGACTCGGCCACGACGGACTACGGCGTCTACACCGTCTGGGTCCTCATGAGCGACGGCAGCCTGCCCGACCAGGAGGTCCTCGACCAGGTCGAGGCGGCCGTGGACCAGGACGAGCGCATGCCCGAGGGCTTCGAGGTCATCGCCGCCGCGCCCGAGGAGGTCCCGCTCGCCCTGGACCTGACCTACTACCTCTACTCCGGCTACTCCTCCCTGCTGGGGCAGATCCAGGCCGCTGTCAGCGCCGCGGTCCAGGACTGGGTCACCTGGCAGACGACCAAGATCAACCGCGACGTCAACCCCGGCCGGCTGGCCGCGGCCCTGCTGGCCATCGAGGGTCTCAAGCGGGTCGAGATCGCCAGCCCGGTCTACCAGGTCCTCGGCGGCGGCCAGGTGGCCCGGATCATCTCCTCGACCGTGACCTACGGGGGGCTGGAGGATGAGTAAGGCCCTGGCCCAGACCAGCCTCCAGGACCTGCTGCCCTCCAGCATCACCCGCGACGGCAAGGTCCAGGCCGCGGCCGAGGCCGTGGACGAGCAGCTCCAGGCCGTCCAGGTCCTCATCCCGGTGGTCCAGGGCCGGCTGGACCTCTCCGGCTTGTCCGACGCCGCCCTGGACCTGCTGGCCTGGGAGCGGCGGGCCGACATGGACTTCTACGACCCCTCGGCCTCCAGGTCGGAGCGCGAGCAGAAGGTCGCCGACTCCCTGCTCAACCGCCGGCGCGACGGGACCCGGTCCTCGGTCAAGGAGGTCTGCTCCGGGCTGGCCGGCGAGGAGTTCTTCGAGTACCGGCAGCGCAAGCGCTTCCGCCTGGGGCGGACCAAGCTGCCCGGCAAGCTCCTGGAGGACGAGAGGAGGGTCTTCCTGGTCGACCTGATTGCCGATCACGACCGGGTCATCGCCCTGGGGCTGGAGCGTCAGGACTTCCAGGAAGCCATCTTCATGCGCAAGACCGAAGGCTGCGTCCACCGGGTCAGGTTCAGGGGCTTCAAGCTGGGCCGCTCCCTGCTCGGCCTGGACCTTCTGAGATGAGAGGAGCGCCATGAGCGTTGTCAGCGACCGCATCATGACCTTCGCCGACGATGACGACCTGAGCCCCCGCCACGTCAACCGCCTCCAGGACGACGCCATCCTGGCCGCGGCCCAGTCGGCCGGCCTGGGGTCCATCCTGCACTACCCGCACGTCAACACCGGCGACAACACCCTGGCCCGCGTCGCCTCGGCCGACAAGGTGACCATCTCCACCGGCCAGAAGTTCTCCGTGGCCGGGGTCGTGTTCGACACCGGCGCCATCTCCAACCGGGAGATAGCCGTTCCGGACGGGTTCGACGGCTACGTCCGGGTCAAGCTCCCGGCCGGATTCGGGGAGGTGGTGGACGAGCAGGCCAATCCCATCCAGAGGAGCCTCGATCCCGAGTTCGAGCTTGTCACCGGCTCCGAGTCCGACTCCGAGGGGACAGGCGGCGGGCCGTCCAGCCCGACCAACATGCGCCTCTACCACATCGCCAAGGCCGACCCCGGCGACACTCCGACGGTCACGGCCTTCGCCAACAACGGCCACTCGGCTCTCCTGGGCGCGCTTTCCTTCATCACCGGCGTGGTCAAGTTGACCTCGAATGAAGCGATGGCGGCAAGCGCCACCACCGCTATCCCCTGGGACGCGATCCATTTGGAGACCGGTTTAGCAGCCGGGGAGACGTTCTGGTCGGCCGGCAATCCAACCCAGCTGATCGCGCCCGCCGGATATAACTTCGCCCAGCTGGGGGGCACCATCAGGCACGTGGCCACCTACGGGACTGACGCCGAGAGCATCCTGTACGTGAGGCAGGATGGCAGCATCAGGATAGCTGAGGCCAACCTCGGGAAGTATTCCATAGTCGGCACCTCAGTGATCACGCCGTGGATAGACCTCGGCGGCGCGAGCGCCTATTTCGAGCTGATGTACGAGGAACCGAACGGCACCTCCGGTGTCCAACTCCATCCCGATTCCCGGTTTTGGATCAGGGTCAGGAAGTAGGAGGCCGCCATGTGGGAAACGTGGGCCAACATCGAGGTCGCCCCGGATCAGGCTGCGGCAGTGGCCGAGGCCGCCGGCGCGGATCCCCATGATTCGGTGAGCTGCATCTACAGCGGCGGCCGGCTTTTCGTCCGGGACGTGGACCAGACCGCCTTGGGCGCCGCCCTGTCGGGCTATGACCCGCTTCCGGCCGCCCGCGCCGGGGCCCTGGCCGAGATCGACCGGCAGGCTGAGACGCTGCTCTCTGACTACGTGACCGACATGCTCGGGATCGACTCGATCTACCGGGCCAAGGCGGAGGAATCGAAGGCGCATCAGGCGGCCGTGGCAGCTGGGCAGGAGCCCGACCCGGCCGACTATCCCTGGCTGGCCAAGGAAGCCGAGGCCTGCGGCCGGACACTGGCCCGCCAGGCGGAGATCGTGGCGACCGCGGCCGCCCTGTGGGCCTCGAAGGGGCCTGAAATCGAGGCCATCCGTCAGGCCGCCAAGCAGGCCGTGACGGCCGCGGCTACCACGGCCGAAGTCCAGGCCGTCCAGGACGGCCTGACCTGGCCGGAGCCGACCTAAGGCGGCGGTCATCCTCTCCTGACTCACGGGCCTTCGGCCCGTCTTCCCCGGCAATCAGCGCAGGAGCGCTCAAACCCTAAAAAGTGAGGTGAACCATGTGGCAGTCGATCGCCAAGCTCGTCCTGGTGCCCATGATCCCGAGCCTGGTCAAGCAGGGACTGAAATACCTGACGGGCAGCATCGAGAACGGCATCGCCTGGCTGGAGGAGCAGGCGGCCAAGAGCGAGACCCAGGTCGATGACCAGTTCGTGGCCGTGGTCAAGGGACTGGTCCAGGAAGGCGAGACCGGGCCCGTCTGGGAAGGAATCGTCGCCGGGGTCCAGTGGGCCTACGGGATGGCCAAACAGGCCGGAAGCGACATCGCTACCAAGGTCGTCGAGACCGTGGCCAAGCAACTGAAGATCACCCTCTAGACGCTGCCCCCGGCCAATCGGCCGGGGGCGCCCCCGGAGCCAGGATGGGCATTCTCCAGACCATCGGGAAGAAGTTCAAGACGATCACCGCCCCAATCCTCAACATCCGCTTCTCCACCGGCGGGCGGAGGCTGGTCGAGATCGACTCGGTGGAGCAACCCATTGCGGCCAACGCCAAGAGGGCCTGGAAATGGCTGAAGAGAAACTGAGCGAGCATTTCAGCCGGCGGGAGCTGGCCTGCCGCTGTTGCGGCCGGTGCGAGATCGACCCCCGGCTGGTGGCCGCCCTGGAGGAGCTCAGGCGCCTAGCCGGTCGGCCGGTGGTCGTCACCAGCGCCTACCGCTGCCCGGAGCGCAACCGCCGCGTGGGCGGGGCCAGGAACAGCCTCCACGTCCAGGGCAGGGCGGCCGACGTGCGGATCCCCGGGCTCTCGGTCCGGGAGATGTTCGCTCTGGCCGAACGTGTAGAGGCCTTCAGTCGGGGCGGGATCGGCGTCTACCCGGACGAGGTCTTCATCCACGTGGACGTGCGCGGGAAGAAGGCCAGGTGGGCCCGGGTTGATGGGCGGTACACCGGAGTGGGAGAGGTCGGGCTATCGTGATCCGGAGAGCAGGTTAAGCAAGTTGGCCGGCTTCAAGCGCTCTGACGGACCTGCCTCCTGACCGCTTCACCCTTCTCGTGCTCAAAGGCCGCCAGATCGTGTTTGAGCTGCATGTTCAGCCAGACCTCGGCAGAGGTGCCGAAATACTGAGCCAGCCTCACGGCGGTGTCGGCCGTGATGGCCCTGCGGCCGTGCAGGATTTCGACTATGCGGCCGGAGTCCACCCCCAGGTCCCTGGCCAGGCGGTTGGCGCTCAGCCCCCGCTCGACCAGCTCGTCCCGGAGAATCTCGCCGGGGTGAGTTGGTATTCTCTTTTCCGTCATGGCTTACCCCTTGTGGTAGTCGGTTATCTCGACGTTGTAGACGTCGCCTTCCTGCCACTCAAAGCAAATGCGCCAGGGGCCATTAACCCGCATGGAGAATTGCCCCTTGCGGTCGCCCTTGAGGGCGTGAAAGCCAAGGCTCTTGAGGGCTGGAATGTCGGTCAGCCTCTCCACCGAGTCCAAGTAGTCAAGGCGCCGGAGCGCCAATCGCTCATCAAGCCCCAGGAAACGACCCTTACCCGTTAGGTGCAGCTTTTCAGTGGCCTTGTTCCGGTAGCTCTTTATCATGCTCAGAACATACTATGTGTTACATAGTATGTCAAGTGCAGAGACATGCTGATTTGGGCGCGTTAGAGGCGAACTGCAAGCAAGGCTATTCTTCGCGAAAGGATGGATCGTGCCTATTTCGAACGAGCCCTCACCGGGATTTTGGGCCTGGATCGCCAACGGGGCCCTGGGTGTAGCCCTGACGGTCCTGTCCTTCATCGGCTGGAAGCAGGTCAGCCGCCTCGACGACCTGGAGAAGCAGGCCGCCGACCTGAGGCTCTCCCTGGCCGCGGACGTGGTCCACCGCGAGGAGTGCAGGAATTGCCAGCAGGGCTCTACCCAGGCGCAGGCCAAGGCCTGGGCTCAGCTGAGGGCTGAGGTGAAGGAGAGGGACGACAGGCTCTTTCACGAGTTCCAGGAGTTCCGCAAGGCGACCACCGCCCACCTTGACCAGGGCCGCCGGGTGATGAGAGCCCTCGAACTGGCCGTCAAGAAGATCGACCCCGAGGCCAAGCTGAACGGGGAGGGGCCCTAGCCGTCTTTCTTCAGTTCAGGCTCCTGGGGCTGGGGTTTGTACAGCACATTGCTGCACGGTGCTGTAACTAATGTGGCTTAATAATGATTAGTTAAACCAAGAGACTTTTAGCCTACGAATCCAAAGGCTGCAAGTTCGAATCTTGCCGGGCGCACCAAGAATTTCAAGGGGTTAGCGGTCTTCGCTGACCCCTTTTTGTGCCTCAACTTGCGGTAATCCTCGGCGGAGACCCAGGGTCGGGGCAGAGATCGGGACAGGTTTCGGAACCGCTGAGTAGCCGCAAGTAGTTTGCAAAGCGGCCGCACGTAGTATGTAAACGGCGGTGTTAGCCATCCCAGAGAAACCTATCGGCCAAGGGACGGTCTGGGTAACTCATAGTTGGCAATGAGGAGCTCTGAAACCCGGCGGCGGCGGATTCCGGGGCGGTTGTTCAGCGTGTAGGTGACCTCAGGTTCCATGATCGTGAAGCCCTCGTAAAGCTTGCGGATCAAGGGGTCGTCATCATAACTGAGCAGCCAGCGGCCTTTGATCTTGCCCAGAGCCTCCCGGAGCCGACTGTGGTCGTCCAAGGTCATGGTGTGCTGATAGTAGCCTCGGCCCTTGGCGGTGGTGGTGATCATGTAGGGCGGGTCCAGGTAGAAGAAGGTCGCCGGCGAGTCCCACCGCCGGATGCATTCCAGCGCAGCCTGGTCGTTTATATAGACCCCCTTTAGCCGCTCGTGGATCTCCTTCAAGCCGTCCATGTCCAGGCTCTCGGGCGGGCGCGTGCGGGCGAAGCCCCAGCCGCCGCCGACCTGGGCGCCGAAGGACTGCTTCAGGCAGTACCAGAACATCAGGGCCCGCTCGACGTCGTCCTGCCAGTCCATTGTTTTCAGGCGGCGGACAAAGTCTTTGTACTCCCGCTCAGCGGAAATAAGGAAGATGCGCCGCAGGTAGAAATCCTGGAACCGGTCCCTGATCACCCGGAAGAGGTTCACCAGGTCGCCGTTCAAGTCGTTGAGGACCTCCACTTGCGAGCGGGGCTTGGCGAAGAATACCCAGGCCGCGCCCATGAATGGCTCCGCATAGACCTCATGCCGCGGAATCAGAGACACGATCCGCCCAGCCAGCGACCTTTTACCGCCGACCCAGGGAATGAACGACTGCATGATCCGACCTCTAGCGTGCTATACTCCCCCTTGCCCACGTGGGCAGGGAGGGTCGGGTTAACGCCTGGTCGGATGCGCATCTTTACGGGGTTCATCCGGCCGCCGGCGGGAGTTGCCGCTCTCACCGGTGGCCCTCCACTCTCTCACCATTTCCCAAGGCTATTGAGTCAAGGAGGGAATTGAGATGCCAGATAAACTGTATATTTCCTTCTTTCCTGCCTTTCCGGCGATTGACCCAACATGCACCAAGGAATTGCTTGATATTTGCACTGGATATGTTGCCCAAGGTGGTCAAGAGGTCTGCCTTCACATCAGCAGTTGGGGGGGGAATATTATATCTGGTTTCACCATCTATAACGAATTGCGAGCCTTGCCGATAAAGCTCACCACTCATAACGTCGGAAGCGTTAATTCCATTGCTAATATTGTTTTTTTGGCTGGCGAGACTAGATACGCTGCCCCCACGTCCACCTTCCTCTTTCATGGTACTTCCCAATATTATAAAGAAATAGATATTCGACGTCCGATATTGGCTGAGCACCTGGCTGCCTTGAATGCTGACGAAGCACGCATGCGTAAGGTCTTTGTTGAGCGGACAAAGCTCACTATGGATGAAATAAAATCTCTTATGGATTCGGGTGAGACCAAAGGCCCTGATTTTGCTTTGGATAAAGGGGTGATTCACGAAATACGCGAGCCTTTTATTCCGGCTGGTTCTACCATAATCCGGATACCAATTAAGCTCCCTAATTAGTGATTTCCTATTCCGCCACTCCCAGGGCGCGGTCGGCTTAGGACCGGACCAAAGGCCCAGCTTGGCGCCCTTGGCCGAGGCCTCGGCGTCGCGGTAGACCCGGGCGCGCGCCCAGGCTAGGCCATCCCTGACCAGCTCCTCGGCCAGATCCCGGCCGTTGGGCAGGGTCACCCGGGCGATGGTCCGGCCGTAATAGCCGATGGCCCGGACCTCCAGCCTGACCTCTTTTCCCAGAACCAGTCTCTCGGCCGCCCGGCGGGCCTGGTCGCCAAAGGGCTGGCTGAGTTCGGGGCAGTCGATTCCGGCCACCCGGACCGTCTCCTGGCGGCCATTGTGGGCGACTACCAGGGTGTCTCCGTCGATGATCCGGGTCACTTGGCCGGTCCGGGACTCCCCGGCCGCCAGGGCCGCGACCAGGGCCAGACCGACCAGGACCTCGACCGCGGCGATCACCAGGACCTGGCGCATGTACCGCCTGATCCGGGCCACGTTCCGGCTGGCCTGCTGGAGCTCAAGCACAAGATTCCTCATGGTTCCCTCCAAACCTTGAGCCTGCCCCCATCCTGCCATCAGACGAAACATCGTTCAGCCGCGGCCTTCCAGCCGCTTGCGGATCGGGATCAGCCCGCTGATCAGCTCGCCGTCGCCGACGGCCAGGATGGGCAGTTCCCGCTCGGCCAGGTCCACGGCGCCGTGAAAGGCCAGCCCGGCCAGGGCGGCCGGGTCGTCGCCGGTCAGGACCACCTCCCGGACGCCCAGGGCGGCCAGGTCGAGCCTGGCCGTCAGCTCCTCGCACTTGGTACATCCGGGCTTGGTAAAGAGGATCATCATGCCGCCTCCAGGAACATCGCCCGCTCGGCCGCCCGGCGCGTCACCAGGCCGGGCTGCACCTCGTCGCCGGCCCGGATCCAGTCGAACTCCTCAGCCGCCCCCCGGTAGTCCCCGCGATTGAGCTTCTCCAGGAGCCGAGATTTGGCCAGCTCGCCGGCGCCGACGTTGTAGACCAGGCTGACCAGGGCGGCGAACTGACGGTCGGTTAACGGCCTCTTGACCAGCCGCTCCACGGCCGCCTCGGCCTCGGCCATGTCGGCCCTCAGCAGGACCTCGGCATCCTCGGGAGTCACAGTCAATATGCTGATCAGGCCGGCCCGCCGGATGTAGGCCCGGAGCTGCTCGGTGGCTTCCTTGGGCCGGAGCTCCTTGGCCCTGATCCGGGCTTTCAGATCCGCGACCACGCGCCAAAATTCATCCCGGGCGGGCAGGCCCAGCTCCGAGGCGCGGATCACGTGGCCGTGTCCGGTGGTCAGCGCGGCGCCGGCGCAGAAATAGGGCAGGGCCTCGTAACCCTCGCTGAGCTTGATCAGGGCCACGCCCTCCTGGCAGGTCCGTCGGGTCATTCCTTCTGCCCCTCAGGACTTGCCCATGCCCCCGTGAAACAGCGGCGCCACGAGCTCGAGGGCGTCGGGCAGGCGGTCGTCAAGACGGTTATCCGTTTGTTTGACGAACACCCTGATCATCCCGATGTTTCGCGGCCTGGTGGCCCAGGTCAGGGCCATGACCAGGATTCCAAAAGCCATTCTCCACCACACGGTTAATCCTCCGGAGGAGGCGCCTTCCGGACGAGGGCGCCTCCTTTCCGCGATCTAGGCGGCCTCCAGGTCGATCTGAAGGAAGGCCGCCAGACCTTGCCAGCCGAGGTCATCGAGTTGGGACTCGGTTTCCTTCGCCTTCTCGTATGCCGTCTTGACCCAGCCTGCCACGAGCTGCCTCAGCAGGCCGATCAGTTGCGGCATCAGGGTTGGCAGTAAAGCCTTGAGGAGCTGTTCAAACGCCGGATTCATGAACTCACCTCCTTTCTTGGGTTGGTTTGGCGGCGCTATCTGCGCCGGCTGAGGTTTTAGGCCACAGCCGCGTCCGGCTGAACCGCTCGGCCAGGCGCCGGCGGAGCTCGGGCCGCCAGATCCGGATCATGGTCCGGCGGGCTATCTCGGCCAGGGCGGCTTTGTCGATCCGGGCCATGCGCCTCTCAGGCCTTCTGCCAGCTCAGGCCGTCCAGGATGGCCTGGATCGCGGCGACGTCGGTCGCGGCCAATACGGCCTGCTTGGCCGCCATGCGTGTGGCCTCCATAGTCCCGGCCAGGACCTGCCAGGCAGCCGCCTCGGCCGCGTAGACCTTGAGCTGCTCGGCCAGGGTCCGGCCGCAGGCCAAGGCCTCGGCCGCGGCGATGGGAAAATCGACGTCCTTTGGATCGGTCGGCTCGCCGGCGGCGATCCAGGCCACGGCCTCGCGGCGCTTGGCCTCATAAACTAGCGCCTGGCCGGGGATATCGGTCAGGTAGGGAGCCCTAGCCTCGCCGGCCCGGCGATCGATCTCCTCCAGAGCCTGTTCGCGCAGAACCGGGAGCGGGTCGTAGGCGGCCAGGGCGGCGGCCAGGTCCTCCTGGGTCGCGTTCCGGACGTGGAGCCGGCCGCCGCTGTAAACACAACTTGCCGGGTCGTGGGGATCCGCGCCGGCGGCCGTAGCCACGGCCGCGGCCCGGTCCGGGCCGACCTCGATGCTGGGCCAATCTTTCCAGGGCATGGGAGCCTCCTATTTCCTCAGCCAGATCCAGATGCAGCTACCGGCGGCGAGCTGGATGCCGGGGGTGTTGGCCTGCTCGTAGTAGACGAACTCGACATAGTCCGAGCCGCCGGTGACGGCCACCCAGGGCGATACGATGGTCGTGCCGACGATGTATTTCTGCCCGATATTGCCCTCGGCCACCCTGACGGACCCGTTCACTATGAGGTAGCCGGCGTTGTCATTGTCGACGTTGAGGTTGGTCGTATGCCGGCCCGTGAACCCAAACATCGCGTAGTTGTAGCCCTCCGGGACCATGATCCTGGTCGGGGCGCCGGCGAGCCAGAAATCATCCGCCGCCCCGCCCACGACCAACTTCACTGCGTCCCAGGACAAGACAGTCGTGGTATTCTGGCCGACCGCCTTGTCGCTGGTAAGCTCGACCACGCAGGTGACCAGAGGATTATCAAAGAGACCCGCGTGGCCGTTATTCTCATAGGGGGTGACCACCGGAGTTTCGCCGGCTCCTCCCTTGACCGCCTTGAGGACGATCATCTTGGTGGCCGTACTGGCCACCTCGCTCTCCTCCAGGGTCAAAGTGACGGTCAGAGTTCGGGTGATGGGGTCATCTGTCCAGTTGCTCATCAGGCCGCAGTTGGCGGCCACCTCGGCATAGAGATAGCGGGTGGCACTGTCGGGGATGGTTACGTTCCGGCTTTCCAGACCGCTGGTGTTGAAGGTCACGCCGCCCACGGTGAAGAGGACGTCGGCGTCCAGGGTGACGGTGTCGGCCGAGGTCGTGAAGCCCATTTTGTAATTGGAGGTGTGGATCTGGGGGAGGTGGTGCAGGTAGTGATCCTTGCTGTGGGCGTCGCTCAGCCGGATCAGGTCACGCTGCAGCAGATCCAGGAAGCGGCTGGGGACCTGCTGCTCGGCGGCAATGTCATGGAAGCAGCCGTTCTGGCCGCTCTCAGCCTGGATATAGCCATTGCTCATGGTCGTTTCCCCCTAAACATCCAGAAGGTCAAGGTCGGTCAGCGAAAGTGGATCATCGGCGTAAAAGCCGGTAAACCGCGCTACTCCCAGAGTGTGACCGCCCTGGACGTCGTCGATGATCCGCTGAATATCCGCCCGGGTATAGTCGGCATCCCGGGCCAGAGCGCCGTCAATGGCCACGAAGTAGCGGTAGACCTCCTCCTCGGGCTCAAGGAGGAGGTCCTTGTCGGTCAATGAGCCGGGATCGTCGGCCCTGAACAGAAGCTGCTCGGTGATCTCCGGCTGGTAGCCCAGAAGGATCTCCAGGGCCTCCCGGATGTCCAGCGGCCGGATGCTCCGGCGCAGCCTGATCGCGACCAGGAGCCGGGCGTTGCGCAGCTCGCAGCTTCCGGTCGAGGGCAGGGCGTAGAGCCTTTCCCAATCGGGCAGATCCCTCTCGGGACAGCGGAGCTTCCCGTTGACGATGGGCGGCAGGGCTGTATCGACCAGGGCCCGGGCCTCGACGTCCAGGCCGCCCATGACCTGACCCCTCACCGTGGCCTCGCCGGCCATGAACCCGTCGCGGCTGTAAGCCCTGGGCGGCAGGAGATTCAGGGACGTCCGCCGGTAGCTGTCCTGTGTCTCAGCCAGGGTCATCAGCTCATCTCCGTAATGTCGAAGTCACCAGCGATCAGCATCTCGATGGTCGATTCATTGACCGTGGCCTCGACGTTGGCCGCCGGAGTCGTCACGATCCTGTCCTCGACGCCCTCGACCAGGCTGATCGTGGTCTCGATCAGAGCCTTGGTCAGGCTTTCGCCAGGGGCGAGATCCTCGAACAGGGCGGCCAGGGCGGCTTCCACCCGGGTCTTGACCTCGGAGAAGTTGTAGCCGTCCGCGATCTTGATCTGGGCCGCGATGTTCGTCGCGACCGGGTCCGGAGCGTAAACTCCGGAGGCCTTGGCCGTGCAGGGCCGTTTCTCGTCGATCACGGCCTGGACCGCGGCGAGCAGGGCCGCGCTGGGCAGGCGGGTGGCTGAATCGACCACGACGGCCACGTCACAGGTGCCCAGGCCCCTCCTGAGCGGAAATACGTAGATGGCGTAGACCCCGGGCACGGACATGCCCCAGGAGACGTAATCGTACTTGTTGCCGCCGGCCGGCGGGTGGCGACGGAGCCAGAGGTGGCGGGCTAGAAGCTCGCCGTCGCTCTCGGCGTCGGAGCCGCCCGACCAGGCCGTCTCCACGCCGGCCGTCCCCGCCAGTCCGGTCGGCGGCGAGGTCAGGGTGAGCTGGCCCCCGGCCTGGAGATTGGTCGAGGCGCCGGCGCTGAGCGCAATGGCGGCCACCTCGGCCTGGCCGTCCGGGTCGATCACGCCCGAGGCGGTGGTGGCAAACAACTGCTCCTGCTCATCGACCATTTGCAGGCCCGAATCGAAAGCCGTCCCGGCCGCGCCGGTCAGGATTACCGTCCCCGAGGCGCTCGCCGCCGCCCGCCGGGTGATGTTGGTCGAGAGCAGGGCGTGCCGCTCCAGCTCGGCGGAGGCAGCGGTATCGGCGAAAATCTGGTCGAAGACCCAATGCTTCACGGCCCGCATGTCCTGGGCCAGGCCGGCCAGGACCGAGGCCTGGGTAAAGGTATCCGACCCCTCGTGGGTCGGCCGGCCGTCCTGGAGGCCGCGGTAGGCAGTCAGGATGGCCTGCAAATCCTCTTCGTATGTCACAACGCGGTAGGGCATCAGATCACCGGTATCCAGTAGTCAAAGGTGCGGCGCCGGCCGCCCGCCTCGATGACGGTGACCAGCAGGTAGAGCCAGCCCGTTCTGGGCGTGGCCGGCTGGACCTCCTGGACTGTGACCGACTTGACCCGGCCGGCCTCGATCATCGGGGCCAGGGCCTTCTCGCAGTCCTCGGATAGCTGTCGCCTGACCCGGGTCAGGTCCTTGAGCCGCTCCCGGTGCACCCGGCCCACGTTGGGCTCGAGGGGCGGCTCATACAGGACCTGGAAAATGCGCTTATAGGCCTCGTTGCCACAGCCGTCGTCCACCGCGAAATCGCCGCCGGCGGCGAGGGAGTAGTCGCCCGTGACCGGGTCTATGGCCCGCTCGCCCAGGACCGCGGATCTGGGGGGCAGGGAAAACCGGCGCCGGAGCCCCCAGTATGGCTGCACCTGGCCGGCGCCGGCGATGGTCAGGCCCGGGGCCAGCACTGCCGAGGCGCTGGCCGCCACGTTCGCCCCGGCTGTGATATCCAGGATCCGGCTGATAATCATCCCGGCGGCGCAGGAGACGGCCCCGACGGCCTGGAAACTAACGCTCCGGCTGAACTCCAGGACCCCGGATGGGCTGCACTGCCCCCCGCCCTTGAGGGCCAGGGCGACGGGAATTATCGACTTGGCGGATGGGGCGGCGTCGCCGGCGCCGGAGATGGTCAGGGATACTTCATGGATCGTGCTGGTCGAATACTCGAGATAGACGCCGTAGGCACTGTCCCAGGAGGACCAGACGCCGGCTCCGTCCTCGAACCAATCCTCGAAAACCAGCTCCGGGTCCGGGTAATAGCCGCACCAATGATAATCAACAGCGCTATCGTAGTAGGTGTAATGGACGGAACCGCCGGAGGCGCGCTGGCTGGCAATGCAGGGATAGTAATACTCGCCAGCGCTGAGGGCGAGATTGATCGCAACAGAGGAAAGCGTTTTTGAGGTATGAGAGCAGGCGTGGACGGCGGACGAGCCCAGGAGATTGCCCGGTATGGGATAACCGTGCGTCTCGGTATCACATTGATAGACGCAGCCCTGCCAATTCCGGGGCCCGGCCGAGACGCGATGGTAGGCATGGAGCGCGGTGACGGTATAGTTTCCGGGAAAGGCGGCGGTGTAGTCGCCCGTCCCGCAGAGCAGGCCCGTGTTGGCCTCCTCGGTCATCGGCTCGCTGGTAAAGCCGTAATAGGGGTCCAATATCACGGGGTAGGCGGCCGCGTTCAGCCAGTCGGCCGGAATGGTCACGGTCATTTTCCCGGACGGGGCATCGATATTCAGGTCGCACCACACCTCCTTGCCCTCGGCGTCCCTGGCCTTGGGGCGGTAGATGTGGGCGATTTTCCCGGTCTGGTAGCGGTTATGCCTCTTGCCGGCCACATAGACCGGATAAGAGCCGACCACCTCGGGCGGCCGGTAGCGGCCCCGATCCAGATCCGCCTGGGTCAAGGCAGGCTGATAAGGAAAGCGGAGATTATCGCTGAATTTGAGGTTGAACTCGATGACGTTGCTCGCGGGCCTGGCTGGGAACTCGATCTCCCACTCTATGTGATTATCCCCGACCGGATAGAACCTATGGACCCTGCTGCCCAGGTCGAGGGTCAGCCGGCCGTCGCTGAGGATCTCTCGTTGATCGCCGACCAGGTCCGGGCAGTTGATGTTCAGCCAGGCTTCGTTATTCCAGCGGCTTAGATTAAAGTTGGGGACGCACTTGCCCCCGGTGGATTCGTCCCGGCCGCCGATCCGGCTGGACCAATCAGCCCGGCAACGGGCGTTGGCGGCCGCGTCGACCACGTCGAAGCGGTACTCGCGGGCGCCCAATATCTGGCTGATGGCCGCGGACACTATTCCTCCGGCGGATCGACTATGGCGTCGTTGACCGTGAGCTTGAGGGTGTCGCCCGGATAGGCCGGGCGGGGGCCCTCCTCGAAGTCGCCCACGCCGAGCAGGGCGCCGTCTCCGCCGCCCTTGGCGTCGTCGGTGGTCTGCAGCGCGCCGGCGACAGTTATGGTGCCGGTAACGCTGAACTCGGCCGGCGAGGCGGCGTTGGAGATCTCGCCGGCCAGGGCCGAGCCGCCGACCCAGGCCGGACGGGTTGACTCGGAGAAGGCGGTCAGCTCGCTCCAGCCGCTGTGGCTGGCCATCGTGTCAGCCAGGGCCGCTGTCCCGCTGCCCTTGAGGCCCAGGAAGATCGTCGCCGTGTAGGATGAGCCCTTCAGGGCGGCCTCGAGGATGAAGTTCCGGCCCTCCGTGGGCATCAGGTTCTCGAGGGTCGCCTTCCAGCGGAGCGAACCGTCGGGCCGAAAGCAGAGCATCTGATAGGTATTGCGGAAGCTCATCTCGACCCTGGAGGCCGGCCTGGCGATCAATCGGGCCCTGACCTTCATGTTTCCGCCGCCCGAGCTCAACATGCTTTCCTCCTAAATAACCCGTATCCAGTAATTGAACGTTCTCACCCGGCCCCCCACCTCGGCGACGGTGACGAGCAGGAAGAACCGGCCCAACCTGGGCATCTGGCTCGGGGGCTCGACCTCCTCGACCTCGACCGATTCGGCCCGGCCGGCCTCGACCATCGGGGCCAGGGCCTGCTCGACGTCCTCGATGAGCTGACGCCTGACCTGATCCAAGTCCTTGAGCCTCTCCCGGCGCACCCGGCCCACGTTGGGCTCGAGGGGCGCTTCACCCAAGACCTGGAAGATCCGCTTGTAGACCTCGTTGCCCAGGCCGTCCTCTTCCGCGAAATCGCCACCGGCGGCGAGGGAGTAATCGCCCGTGATCGGGTCTATGGCCCGCTCGCCGACGCTCATGCCGCGACCCTGAAGTATGGCCGCCCCGTGGCCGCGTGGCCGCAACTGGCCAGGTGGCCCTCCAGGCAGACGTAGTAGGTCACCCCGCCCTGGATGATCCTGTGCTTGCTCAGGCCTTCGGCCATCACGGCGGTGCAATGGACCGCCGGGATCGGGCACGGCGGGTGCGAGTCAACCGGCGAGCCGATCACCCCGACCGGGTTGCCCCGGAGTTTGCACTTGGTCTGGAGGGGACGGATGATCCCCCCCGCCGTATCTTCACCCGTCCTGACAATGCCCCTAAGACTCATCTTCCAGCCCCGGAAAATCCTGAAAGTCGGGTTGCTCCATGTCGTCGTAGTAAAACTCCATATTGGGGGCGGCCATGACGATCTTGGTCTGGTGGTAGAGGGTCATCCGGCCTGTGGCGATCACCACGCAGTTGCCCTGGGCGTCATAAACACAGACCTCCCCCGGCTTCAGCTCCACCGGGCAGGGATAGCGCCGGTCCTCCTCGGCCACGGAGAAGACGTGGGCGCCCGAGCCGCCCACCGGGGCCAGAACCACCTCGGCGCCCTCGATGGGCCGGGAGCGGAAGCCGAAATGCTGGAACATCTCGACCTTCTGGAAACGCTCGCCCTTGAGGCCGCGGAACTGGCAGAGGGGCACCTTGGCCCAGCGGAGCAGGGACAGGACGCCCCTCATGGGCCAGCGCCGGCCGCGCTGGTTCTTCTCCCCGGCCCGTTTGACCAGTCCCTCGATCACGGCCAGACCCCCGGCAGGGCCAGGCGGAGCTCGGTCGTCCGCCCGTCCTGGTTGTCGAAGCGAAGCTCGCGGCCGGTGAGCAGGTAGTCGCCGGCCAGGCCCAGGTCATCGCAATCGACCCTGACCAGCTCGCCCGGCCGCCAGACCCGGCCGTTCTGGGCGTGGCCGGCCACCAAGGCCCGGAGCTGCCAGCCGGCCAGCTTGCCCCGGTTGAGCTCGTAGCGGGCGCGCTTCGTGGCCTGGGCCGTGTCCTCGATGTCCGGGTCGACGATCACCAGGGGCCGATAAACGCCCCGCCCGATCAACTCCTCGTCTTGCACGGTCTGGTTCTCGATCTCGCTGACGTCCAGGCCGCTGAGGTTATCCGTGCCCTGGTCCTGGCCCAGAACGGTGACCTGGGAGAAGCGCCGGCTCAGGTCCTCGACCAGCTCCAGTCGCATGACGTTGTTGCGGCCGGCCCGGCGCGGGTGGGTCGAGTGGTAGAGCCGCTTGCTCGAGCTGGAGGCGGTGGGCCGGCCGATGACCAGGGTCCCGTCCACGTCCAGCCAGAGGCCGACCTGCTGCTTCTCGGCCAGGCGGCTGAGCAGGGCCCAGGGCGTCTCGCCCGGGTTGACCTGCTCGTGCTCGAAGGGCTCCAGCGTCGCGCCCTGGACCCGGACGTTGGCCACGCCCAGGGGCGGGCAGACGTCCCGGGCGATTCTGGCCAGGTCGGCCTCATCCCACTCGCTGGGCAGGAGGCTGCAGTCCACCAGAGCCCCGGCCAGGTCCCGGCCGGTCACGGCCAGGCTCCGGCTGCGCTTGCTCACCACGGGCCTGACCTGGTCGATCCTCCCGGTCAGGACCAGCTCGCCGGCGACGAAGACCTGGCAGGGATCGCCGACATGAAGCTCGGCCAAGTAGCCGGTCTTCAGGGCGTCCAGGGTCAGGTTGAAGTCGTCGGCCGGGACGAACAGGTCGGCATCCAGCGAAATGCCCGACCACTCGTCGCGCGAGCGGCCGCCCACGACCAGCCTGACCCGCCCCTCATTCGGCATAGATCGTGATCTCCGTGCCGGCCGGGATGATCGGCGCCAGTCGCCTCAAGCCGGGATTGAGCTCGATGAGCTCCGTCGCCCGCTCGTGATCCCTGTAGAGTATGTGGGCCAGCAGGCGCACGTTCATGGCCCCGGGCACCTGGTAGATCATCAGATCCGGCCGCCGGCCCAACAGCTCCCGGCCCAGCTCGGCCACGTCGTCGGCCGCCTGGCGGAGCCCCCTGATCACGGCCTCGTCGGTTGCCCCGGGCCTCAGATCGGTGATGGTCCCCTGGATCAGCGACCGAGCCGCCGCCACGATCTCCTCGACCTCGGCCCTGGTCAGGGCGCGCTCCAGGATCAGGCCCACGACTCCTCCTCGGCCGGTTGGGCCTCCACGCCCAGGTACTCGCCGCTGAACGGGTTGCCGTCCTCGAGGGCCAGGCCGGCCTGGATCAGCTCCCCGGCGGCCCGGACGGCCGCGGCCGTCCCGGCCATGCGCAGGAAGCGCCGCCCCTCCTGGGGCAGGCTCCTCTGGAGGCCGGACAGCTCGAGGTCCATGTCCTCCAGCTCGTTCGTGAAGAGGCGGAAGTTGGCCCCGACCGAGCCGGGCGCGCCGATGACCGTCCTAGCCCTTTCCTGGACGGTATCCGCGACCTGGTCGCAGAAGCCGACCGGGGCGTCGATCCAGCTCCCGGCTCCGGAGGGCAGCGTGATTGCAACCCCGGTCCGGCGCTGGATCTCGGAGGTTACCTGGCCCAGGGCCCGGCGCGCCTGGCGCTGGGCGGCCAGGCCGGCCTGGCTGGCCTGATGGGCCAGCCGGCTGACCTGGCTCCGGGCCGAGGTCAGGCCGGTCTCGACCCGGGACTGGGCCCGGGCGGCCAGGCCGGAGGGGGACAGGCTGGGCAGCAGCCGGGCCGTCTGGCCGCTGGGCTCGTGGGCGACAAACTCCACGGCCAGCTCGGCCCAGCGGACCTTGGGCGCTTCGTGGGTCTGGCCGACCTGACCGACCACGACCTGCCGGGAGCCCAGGAAGGGGTGCTCCAGGGTGCCGGGGCCGGTCTGGTGCAGGGCCGCCAGGAAGGGCCGCAGGTTGGGGTAGTTTTCCCGGAAGAAGATGCAGCGCAGGTTGAACCTGGCCGCGCCCCGGCCCAGGTCCTCGACCTCCGCCCCGGCCCGGTGGGGAAACTCGTGGACGGCCAGGGCGTGGCTGAAGTTGTCCTCGTCCGCCAGGACGTGGAAGGCCACGCCCCGGTAGGAGGCGGCCTGGCCCTTTTCGGCTGCCCGTCTTATCTCCGGCCAGTCGCTCACAGCCCCTCCCCGCGCCGGAGCTGCCGTTCAACCTGATGCTTGGTCAGGACCTTGCCGCTCTCCGGATCGACCGTGACCGTGACGTTGACGTCGACTCTGGTGGCCAGGCCGCTGAGGGCCTCCAGCCGGGCGAGCACCCGGTCGCTCGCGGTGGCGGGCGGCGCGGTGTAGTTCCGGGCGGCGGCGACCAGCCTCTGCAGCTCGTTCTCTGACTCGGGTGTGCTCGGCGCGAATGTACGGCCTTTCAGCCCTTCGCGTTCCTTGAGGGCGGCCTCCATGCTGCCGTATAGATTGATCATCTCCCGCCAGTTCATCGGCTTGCCGCTGATGGTGCTGGTGGGCCGCTCCGTCTTCGGCCAGACTTTCTCCCAATGCTCCCGGGCCTTTGTCTCGGAATACTCGGTCAGCTTGGCGATGCCGTAGAACCCGGCCGCAATGGCCGCCACCGGCCCGGACGCGGCCAGAGCCCCCTTGCCCAGGCTCTTCAGGCGGCTGCCCAGGCGGGCCACCTCGGTCGTGGTTACGGCGACCGGCGCGCCGATCATGCCCCCCCCGGCCGGGCCGCCCAGGACGCCCCCGCCCAGGGCGCCCCTGTCCAAGCCGGCCGGCCAGTTGAGCACAAAGACCTTCTGGGCTTCGACCCCGGCCGCCTCCAGGGCCTTGGCCTGGGCCAGCTCGACCGTGATCGATCGCGTCCGGCCCAGGAGGGTGCGGAACAGGTTGCCTTTGAGCAGGCCGGCCAGGTTGCGGCCGTGAAGGAGGCCCTTGATCCCATAGGCTAGGGCCCCGCCCCCGGCCGCCACCGCCGCGGCCGGGAGGGTGTAGGCAAGACCTTTGTTGATTCCCGGATGCTCGGCTATGAACTCGCGGGTTTTTGTGATCAATCCGTCTATAGCGTGCGTCGCCTCCGCCAGGTCGGGCGTGATCGGATCGAAGATCTTGGCCAGGGTGGTAGCGATGTTCCCGCCCATAGCCTGAACCCTTTTATTGAGGCTCTTCATCTGCTCTTCGAGTTTCTGGAGATAGGTCGGGGCCTCGGCCAGGCGCTTTTTCATGTTCTCGACCGAGAACTCCCCTTGATCAAAAAGGCGTATGACCCTGGCGAACTGTTCTTTCTCGAAGATCTTGATGAGGATCTGCTTCTGTTTGGCCGGAGAGAGCTTGGCCAGGCCCTTCTGGAACTGGGGGATCAGCTCGTTCATGCCCTTGAGCTGGCCCTTGGCGTCGTAGACTTCCACCCCCAGGCGCCTGAGATACTTTCTCCGGCTGGGATCGAGCAGATTGGCATAGAACATCCGGATGGCCGTACCGGCCTCCGCGCCCTTCACGCCCTGGTTTTTCAGGCTGGCCAGGGCGGCCACCATCGTCTCGATGCTGTCGCCGAAATCGCTGGCCAGAGCCGCGAAGTCTTCCAGGCCGGCAAAGGTCTCCAGCACGTTCAGGGGCGAGATGGACTTGGCCGCCTCCAGGGACTGGACGACCCTCTTGTAGTCATCGGTCTTGACCATCGCCGCGGTCTGGACGATGATCGGCGCCGCGGCTTCATAAGACAGCTCGCGGTTCAGCGTGCCCAGGGCGGCCGCCGCCTCCATTGCCCCCTTTTGCGTGACGGCTATTTCGGACACGCCGGACCTGACCATTATCGCGGCGATCTCGGCCATCTCCTTGGCCCCGCCCGTGGCGAAGGCCTGCACCCGCTCGGCTTCTTTTTGGATCCTGCCCAGGCTGATTTTTCTGGTTCCCGCGTCCAGGTTGGCCCACTCGGCGCTGATGTTCTGCAGGACCTCTTGGAGGTTGGCCGCCTCTCGTATCCCCGGCTTCATGGCCTTGGTCAGGCCGTAGCTGACTCCGCCCAGCAGCAGGCCTTTGCCGAAGGCGTTCCGCATCCGGACAAACTCGCGCTCGGCCCGGGCCGCGTCCTTGGCCATGTCGCGGATGTTCTGGCGTATCCGGCCCAGAACGGACACGGCCGAGACGCCCTCGGCGGCGATGCGGATGAAGACGGTGCCTCCGCCTCCGGCCAATGCAGCCTCCTAGTCGGGCGAGACGAGCCGGGTGGATTCGCCCGGCCTCTCTTCCCGGGGATAGGCCAGCTCCAGGACCGATTTGACCTTGGCCTGGCTCATTCGCCGGATCTCGACTCCGGTGTAACCGAGACGGCGGAGGCCGATTTCTTCGGCCCGGCTGGGGCGGAGGAGCCGCTCGCGCCGGGCAGTCTTTCCCCCAGGCGAGCGTCGGCCTCCACGAGCGCCTGGCCATCCTGGGGGTGCAATCCGTTCCGGAGGGCCTGGCGCAGGGTATTTCCGGTCAGCTTGTCGCCGTCCCCGGCCTCGGCCTGGACGATCCTGAGCATGAGCTTGGTCGGGCCGAACTGCGCCAACGGCATCTCGACCCCTTTCTTCTCCTCGTCAATCTCGATTACCCCCTGGGCCAGGAAGTAATCGGCCACCATTTCAGCGTCCCCGAACTGCTCGGCCCGAAGCGTCACCTTGGGGTAGACCTTCTCCAGCCAATAGACACCCACGGGCAGGGTCACCTCCTCGGTCAGGAGGCCTGGCGGCAGGGGAGCCGCCTTGTGGTTGTCGCTCATGCTGCCTCCTCTCAGGCGAAGGAGCCGCTGCGAGGCGGCTTGGCGTGGCCCCTGATGGTCCTCATGGCCGCCCCCTCGACGTCGTATTCGGGGCTGATTTCCTCGGTGTAGAAGTCATCATAGGCAGTGCGCCAGGTGCCGTTCGGAGTGGCGATCAGGATCGCGGCCCCGTCGATGGCCGCCCAGTTGGGCTCGTTGCCGTCCTCCGGGATGGGGACCACGAGCTCGATCTCGGTTTCCTTGGTCACATTGGCCCGGCTGTTGTCGCTGGAATCCGAGGTCATTAACGGGACGCGCACCCGCCCGGTCTTCTCAGTGGGCTTGACGGACTTGACCGGTATTTCCCGGCCGTCCACCTTCAGAATGATGGATCCAACCTTGTTGGCCACGGCCTCCCTCCTAGAAGACGATCCGCAGTTTAAGACCGATAATGCGCAGGCCGACCACGATCTGGGGGTCGGCCTGGCCGTCGATCCGCTGCGGGTTGGCGGCATTGTCCTGGAAAACGATCGAGGCGGCCCAACTGTCCGGGTCCACGACCAGGGCCACATCCGGGGCGGCCATCTTGCGGAAGAAGACCAGGCTGGCGCTTTTCAGGTCCGCGTGAATGCCGCCGTACTTCTTCTGCCGGGGATACTGCGCCTTCAGGTAGGAGATCCATTCCTTGATCAGGTAGGTGGCCGTGTCCGGGATGGGATGATCCCAAACCACGTCGGTCTCGGCGCCGCCGCTGTCGGTCACCAGGGTCGAGGGCTCCCGGACGATGACCAACTGGCCCTTATTGTTGGGTACCAGGGGGGCGACGCCGTTCTCGATCAGGGTCTGGCACTCATTGTGTTCCCAGACGTCCTTGTCCAGGAGCGGCACCCCGACGCCCTTGACTATCAGGTCCTGCCTGGGCCGGGCCGGGTCCTCCTCGCTGGCTATGGCCGTGGCGTAGCCGGCGGCCAGCTCATAGGGCATGGAGGGCGTCTTCACGGCCGGCAGGTTCATGTACCAGTCGTCAATGACCACGGCCAGGGCCGTCGCCTCGGAGAGGGTGCCCGTGGCCGCGCCGAAGCCGAAGCAGAATTTCATCACCGTCGGATCGGCCATGTTGTAACAGTGGTCGCGCAGATCCTGGAGGGTGGCCTCGGACGAGTCGCTGCAGACGATGTGGCTGGGCTGGAGGCCCAGGGACGGTGAGACCAAGGACGGCAGGACGCTGGCCATGTCCAGGCCGCCGTCTCCGTTGGCGAAGGCGCCCGGGCTGGCCGTGATCTCGTCGCCGGTGACGATCTCCCAGGTGAGCTTGTTGCCCACGGCCCCGGGGCACTTGGCCGTGACGTCCACCTTGGTCGAAGATATTACGGCCGCCGAGACCGGCAGGATGACCCGGTTGTTCACGGCCTGCGAGAAGGCGGCGGCCACGTCGCCGGCGCTCATGCCGGCCGTGATGGCGAAGGTGAACCGCTGGTTGCCTATCCGGGCCTTGGCCATGACGTCCGTGGTGGCGGTCGAACCGCCGAAGGACATCGTCGCCGCCGCGTCCACGGCGCCGGACTGGGGATCGGCCGCCACGGCCAGCAGCTCGACCAGGTTGTCGGTGGCCAGGGACGCCCGGCCCATCATGTCCAACTCCGAGCCCGGCCCGAAGAAGGTCAGCAAGTCGTCGGTATTGAAGATCCGCTGCAGCGAGCCGACCGCGGTCTCGCCGGCGGCCGTCTTCTGGCCGACCAGGCAGACCCGGCGGTTGACCCGGCCGCGGAAGCGCCGCATGGCCTGGGAAGGGTCGATCTCGCCGTACCAGCCCGGCACCTCCTCGGAAGGCTTGAGCCGGTCGAAGGTGATGGCAATGGCTTCGCTCATTTCTTCCTCCCGCCCTTGACCTCGGGCTCGGCCGCGGCCTCTGGTTCGGCCTGGACCTCTGCCTCGGCCTTGGCTTCCGCCGCGGCCTTGGCTTCCGCCTCAGCTTTAGCCTTGGCATCCGCCTCGGCCTTGGCCCTGGCCTTCGCCTCGGCTTTGGCCTTGGCTTCCGCCTCAGCCTTGGCCTTGGCCAAGAGCGTCCGGGCCTCGGCCTCCTTGATCTCCACCACCTCTCCATCGCGCAGGCGGCCAAGGATGTAGGTACTCTTGCCGTCCACCAGGGCCGGCCTCTCGGCCGTGATCGGGTTGCGGCGGCCGTGGCCGGGACCTCTGGGCACCGGCACGTCGGGTCTGGTCGCCTTGACCCAGATTGGCTCTCTCACCGTCAATCCTCCTCTCGTTCAAGCTGGGCCAGACCGGAGACGTCGGGCTCGTCCTCCGGCTCGTGCTCCTGCAGGTAGAGCCCCAGGCCGATCTGCTCCAGCCATTCGTCCAGGTATTCCCGCTCGATGCTCAGGTCGGCCGCCGCGGGGAACAAGAGGGCATAGATGCTCAGCTCTCGCCCTTGCTCCAAAACCGCCTCGTCCGGCCAGCCGAACGGGTCCATGTCCTCCAGGCCCAGGTCGCGGCCGACCAGGGCCCTCCGACAGTCCTCGATCATGCGGGAGGTCCCGAAGGTCCCCCGGCGGGCCGCCAGGGAACGGCGCATGGACTTGTCGGCCACGACAACCGTCCAGAGGTAGGTCACCCGCCACTCCCGGGCGCTGAGCCGCTCCCCGATCTCGCAGCCGCTGTAGGCCACCAGCATGGCCGGGAAGAGCTTGGCCGCCCGGCGGAGGTCGTCCAGATCCAGCTCGCCGTCGTAGAGCTTGAGGGTCTTGAGGTAGCTCTCGGTCTCGCCCGCGAGCGTGGTCTGGACCCGGAGAGCCTCCAGGATGGCATCCTCGATCTGGGTCAACAGCGGGATGGGCACTTCAGAAGTCCTTCATCGAATCAACCGTGTACCGCCTCGGGGCCGAGGTAATGTCCACGCCCGCCCCGGCCGGCGCCGAGGGGGCCAGTTGGCTCTCGGCGCCGGGGACCACGGCCTGGCCCAGGGAGATGGATTTGAGCAGTCTGCGGGCCTCGTCGGCCGCGCTCTTCCGGGATTCCTGGTCGCCCAGGTCCCGGCGCTGGTAAAGTCGATGCAGGGCCAGGTCGATGCAGAGCGAGCGGATCAGCCCGGGCGTCGGGCTGAAGGGTACCGTGTAGCGCCCTCCGCACCAGGAGTCGATCTCCCGGCCGGCCTCGCTGATGGCCTGGCCGACCACGGCCGAGTCCACCTCGGAACCGGACTCGGCCGTCAACTCGGCCAGCTCCTCTTCGCTGATCCGGGTCAGCAGATCGTCCTGGCCGCAGTAGCCCATCTAGTCCCCCTTGGCTTTGGCCTCGAGGGCGCTCCAGGCCCGGTCTCGGTCGGCGGCGCTGATGCTGCGTTTGAGAATCTTTTCCATGCCTTCGACCGTGGGCTTGCCGTCCTTGGTCGTGTAACCGAGCGGGATGCACTTCCTGGCCGCCCAGATCAGCTCCTCCAGGGTTGCCTCCGGCTCGGGTTTGGCCGGCTCCTCCTCGGCCGCCGGCGCCGCCGCGTCATCGGCCTTCTTGGTCTGAACCGGCTCCTCGGCCTCGACGATCTTCACCTCGAGCTGGGGCTCGGCCTGGAGCCGCCCCAGCTCCTCGGGGGAGAAGCGGTCGCCCGGGTGCCCTGTCCAGTCATGGGGGTGGAATATCCCGCAGCGCCAGAACCCGCGCTCCGGGATGGCCCTGATGTTCACGGCCTTGATCATCTCAGCCCTCCCCTAGGCCAGCCAGGAGCAGACCATCAGGTCGGCCGTGCCCTTCCAGGGGTTGTCCTCGCTGGTCTCGCCGGTGATGATCTTCTCGTTCTGGAGGAGCTTGCGGGCGGACGCCTCCAGCGTGGGCGGCACCACCAGCAGGGGCTGGCCCTGGCCCAAGATGTTTAAGGGCCTGCCTTCCTCGTTCTTGAGGCTCATCATGGCCGCCCTGGCCGCGGCGTAGGCGGTCCCGTTCAGCTCGGCCTTGCTGCCGAAAGCGAGCTGCGGCAGGCCGTAGCCGACGTTGTGCCGGGCGTCCACGCCGAAGAGGTACTCGGCCCGCATGAACACGTTCTCGTCCCGCGGGTCATCCAGGGAGGTGAGTTCGATGGGCCTGCGCTGCTGGTAGATCAGGGGCTTGAGCGGCCGGGAGACATCCAGCAGATACCAGGGCGTGGACGAGCCGGAGCCAACGTTCGACCAGGTCCCCTTGCTCGTGTCCGAGCTGTCCACTGGGTGGTCGCCGTCGAAGAAGTTCTGGCCGTCGTGGCAGATGTGGTCGAACCCGTCCGCGAGCAGGCCGAAGATCAGTTCGTCCGGATGCAGCTTGGCGGCCTGGGCCAGGTTCTGAATAATGGACCTGTAGATGCCCAGTTTCTCGTCCTCGACATGGTCCCTTTTAAGCCCTACGGTGGATTCCCAGGACTTGTTGACGATGGTGTAGCCCACCGTCTCCAGGGACTTGATCTTGCGATCGCCGATCCACTCGCGCAGGCCGGGCAGGGATTTGAGCCAGCCGTAGACCTCCTGGCTAGTGCTGGAGGGCACCAGCATGGCCACCCGCTCCCAGAAGGTTTTGGTTTCGTCCAGGGTTTCCTTGAAGACCAGGCGCAGGTTCTCGTAGACGGCCTTCAATACTTCCGCGGTGATGATCATGTCCTCAATCCTCCTCTAGGCCGCCGCGGGGGCGACGATCAGCCAGGTGGAATCGATCACCTGGGCGATCTTGCCGACGGCCCGCGAATTGGTCGTGGCCAGCCCGACCGTGGTGGCGGTCTGCACGTAGACGGTCGCGCCCAGGTTGCCCGCGGCTGGGGAACTGGTGCACTGGATACGGACGTGGTCCTTGGCCTCGGCGACGACATCGATCTCGCCGTTGGAGCCTCCGGAGTTGTTGGCGTCGAAGGCGGCGAACATCCCGGTGAAGGTCAGGGTCGAGAGGTCGGCCGCGGGCAGGACGTAGCCGGCGGCGTTGCGGGCGATCATATCGCCCTTGGTAAGGATAGCCCCGGCGGCCACGGGCAGGCTGACGTAGAATTGGAACTCCTCGTCGATCTCCAGGTCCAGCCTGACCATCGCCTTGTTGGCCGAGACGATCTCGACGATCCGGCCGACCTTGATAAAGTTGCCCGTCTTGAGGTCGACCTGGCTGTCGTCCTTGACGAAGACCGGCCGGCCAAGGTCGGTCTGGGCCAGGGTTGAGACCACGGTCAGCTCGAAGACCCCGCCGGTCCAGACCTCGATCTGCTTGTCGCCGTCGCCGCCGCTGGAGTTGTCCGCCTGGTGGCGGGCGATCCCCCGGAACTTGAGCCCGGCCGTATCGGCCGCGGGCAGGGCGTAGCCGGTCGAGTCGACGGCCACCAGGCCGCCGCCGTAGACCTTGGTCGTGCCCTTGACCGGCAGGCCGAGCACCTGCCCTTCCTGCCGGGTGATCTTTATGTCGGCTGACAGAGCCATTTAGCCCTCCTTTGCCAGCATCTCGGCCAGCTTCTTGGGGTCGTTGCCCATCAGGCTGGCCACCTGGGCCGCCTCGGGCGTCAGGCCGCCCTCGGTCGGCTTGACCGGCCCCAGGCCGGCGGTCTTGGGGTCGCCCAGGGGGACGAGCCGGGGGGCGTGCTGGACGTAGGCAGTGGCCTGGGCCAGGTTTTCCCCGGCCAGCTCCTCCAACCAGCCCTTCTGGGAGGCCAGGATCTTGCCCTCCTTGAGGGCCTGATTGACCAGGCTGGCCACCGCGGCCTGCTTCGAGCCCTTCTCCAACTCGGCCACCCGCTCGGCCAGGTCGCCCGCGCCCTTGGCCCCGGCCGCGTGGGCCTGGACGGCCCCCAGGATCTCGGGCTCGGCCGCCTCGGGCTTGAGGCCGGCCGCCTGGGCCACCTTGGCCCGGAACTCGCCGCCGCCCCCCGTCTTGGCCGCGGCCGCGGCCAGCTCGGCCACCTTGGGCTTGAGGTCCTCGGGCTTGAACTCGCCCGGCTTCAGTCCGGCCGCCTCGGCCGCCTGGGCCAGCTCCCGCTGGGCCTGGGCCGCCGCGCCGGCCAGCTCCAGGGCCGTGTCCTCGGTCAGCTCACCCGTGACGCCCAGGGCCTGGGCCAGCTTGCCTAAAAATTCCCTCAACCTGTCCACAATGCCTCCTTGTTCTTGTTGGGCGACCAACGGTTCAGCGAATAGGGTCGCCGGTCGATTGGTGAGACTCAGCGCCACAATCTCCATCAGGCGCCCGGTTTGCTTCTCCATCCAAAATGCGGGACTTACGTATCTAAACTCCCGGTCGGCCACTTGTTGGGCTGCCTGTGGGGTCCACCGAACCTTGACCGCCCAGAGGCCGTCCGGCCGGGCCTCGAGGCGGCACCAGCCCGCCGCTGGGGCCGTCCGGTCGGCCCTCAGATGGGGATTGTCCGGCCGAAACTCCGGGGTGGATTGATGGTGAAAATCGATCACCAGATCCACTCCTCCAGCCATGAGCCGGTTAACCGCGCTTTGCATCCCGGCCTCATCGACCAGGACTCGATCGCCATCACGCAGATTGATCCAGCCGACTGGCCAGATCCGGAACTCGGCCGGCGGCGCCTGGCCCTCGGCGGCCAGGGCGATTTCGATGATCGGGCCGACGCCGATTTGTGAGTCTTTGCCCATTAACCTCTCTCCCCGGTGGCGTGCCGGGCCAGCAGGGCCCTGATTTCCTGGTGATCCTCGGCCTGGAGCATCAGGAAGGGCCGCGCCGGAATGATCGTCTTGTGGCCCCGGCCGGCCCGGCCGCCGAAGTGATGAATGGCCGCGTACTTGAGGTTGGTCCCCACCCAAACTTGCCGCCGGCCCGGCCGGGCGTTGATCGAACGGAGCAGCCGACCCGACCGGATCAGGACCTTCTTGCCGGCGGCGAAGCGCTTGTACCCGGCGCTGAACTTGCCGCCGGCCTTGACCGCCCGCTTGCGCTTTCTGGCCCGGTTGCCGGCGGTCCACTGGCCCCGGATGGTCGAGGCCTTGAGCGGCCGCCACTTCTCGGGCCGGCCGCCCTCCTCGAAGTTGCGCCGGATCGAGGTCACGGCCAGTTGGCCGATCGCGGCCATGACCGGCCTGAGGTTGCCCAGGCGGCGCTCGATGCGCCGCAGGTTCCGGTCAACCCGCGAGCCGTCGATCTTGATGCTCAGCCCGGCCATAAGCCCTTGACTCTCCCGCCATTAGGGGTTATTCTAAATTTGCAAACTCGGTCCGGGTCCGGGCCCGATGGGCCGAGGGAGCGTGCAGCAGCCGCTCGGAGGGCTGGCCTGCATTTTATTTTTCCGCCCACTGCAGCACCCCCCACCGGAAGCGATCATTGACCCGCCTGGCCGAGCGCTCGGGGTAGGTCGTCAAGGCCACCCAGGCGCCCTTCTGGTACTCGGCCACGGTGACCACGCCCCGGCCGCCCTTGCGCTCGAAGGACTGGATGTAAGCCCGCCTCATCACCACCCGGCCGCTGACCTCGGAACGCAGGGGTTGGAGCCAGATCTCGGCCGGTCCCTCGATGACGTGGGGCAGGAGGGGTAGATAGGGCCCCCGGCCGCCGGCCTGGGCCAGGTGCCGGGCCAGGTCCACCGTGGCCAAAACCGGCTTGCTCTGGGGGTCCTTGAAGACCTTCATCTGGCCGCCCAGGATTTCCTCCAGGAGGGCTTCGGCCTGCTGCCTGCTCTCGACGTCGGGACCCAGGCCGGTCGGAGATTCTTTGGTATGGAGAACTTCCGGCCGCCCGGCCTCCCGCCAGCCCCCCTTGACAAGGGGCTTCCAGCCCGGCCCCAGGGTCTGCTCGTAGCTCTGCCTGGCCCGCCAGGCCGGGGGCCGGCCCCAGGCCGTCTGGCCGGGGTTGTAGGCCCAATTCGGGTCGACCATCAGCGGCCTGGCCGGTTGCCTGTCCCGGGTGACCGGGTCGAGGGGCTCGACCATGATCTGGCCCGTGGACCCCTCCACCTCGAGGCCCTGGGCCCGGGCCTCCTCGGCCGAGAGGCTGTCCACGGTACAGCGGCAGCCCCAGTCCAGGGGCGGCCAGTGGGTCTCCCAGAAGGCGTCTTTCAGGGGCCAGACCCGGCCGTGCAGACCGGCATGAGACGGCCGGGTGCGGCTGTCCATCATGGCGTGCCAGCGGCCCAGGGGCCTGGCCTTGACCACGTCCGGGTCGGTCATGGCCCGCCAGTTGCCGGCCGAGTAGGCCAGGTTCATGTTGGTCTCGAAGATGGTTTGCAAACGGAAGGGGTTCATCCGGCTGTAGCCCAGGGCGTCGAATTGTGCGCTTATCGAGCGCTTGAAATCGGCGTAGGTCTCGCCTCCGGCCAGGGCCCGGTAGACCTGGCCGTAGAAGCCCTCGACCAGCCCCTCCTGGTTGACGTGGCTGATCCAGAAGGCCCGGGCGCGGGCCTCCCGGCTCATCCGCAGGACCTGATCGTGGCTTAGTGGTACTTTGCCCAGAAAGTACTCTATCGCCTGATCGAAAGGCTGGTTAAAGACCTCGGCCACTAGCCTCGATCCCCTTGATTCCTGGCCCGGCCGGCCAGGTCGGCGAGCAGCATCGCCTTGGCCAGGAGGGTTTGAAACTTCTCGTTGGGCATCCGCCCATAAATCTCGCCCAGGCGCTCCAGGAGCTCCTCCTCGTCGGCCGCCCCGGCGGCGATCCGCTTCACCTCGCCGTCCAGGTCCAGGCCGGCCGCCCGGTCCACGGCTAGGTCGACGAAGCCGTCCAGGGGGTGGGTCTCCCCGCCGGCGGCCGAGGCCGTCCGGGAGGCCAGGAGGGGCTGCCCGGCCGGGACGCTCATGACCGTCTCACCCTTGACCGGCAGGCGCAGCCCGGTCCGCTCCGAGTAGAGCTCCTGGCTGACCGGGAAGCCGTCGCGGAGCGCCCCGCCCAGCAGATCCCTGTCGGCCTTGATCTCCTCGGCCGAGCGGGGCAAGACGAAGTAGATTCGCGGTATGGGCGCGTCCCAGCCGAAGTTGAAGCCGACCAGGGGAGCGACGAGCTGATCCTGGAGGGTCTCAGCCAGGGCCCGGGCGTCATCCTCGAGCAGATCCCGGCGGACCTGCTCGTGGACCTTGGCCGCGGCGTAGCTGCCCCGCTCGCCCACCTCGGCGCTCAGGGTCTGGCCCAAGATGGCCTTGGACATCTCGGCGTTGCAGACCTCGATCAGGACCTTGTGCGGGCTGGCCCCGGTCCGGCTGGCCGCCTCGATGATCTCGATTTCAGCTTCCTTGCTGATGATCCCGGCCCCATCCAGGCCCAGGGAGCGGACCGCCGCGGCCAGGGTCTTCTTGTCCTCGTCGCTGGCCGAGGGCTCGAACTTGCCGATCCGGTAGGGCACGCCGAACGATTCTAAGAAAATCATCCAATCCCTGAGGCCGTGGTGCTTGAACAGGTAGTACCAGGCCAGGGTGCGGTAGAGGCCGCCCCGGGCCTCCAGGCCGGACAGGGACTCGTATCTGTGATAGATGAAGCGGAACGGCTCCAGTTCGGCTCCGGTGGGCTCGGCGTCGGTGATCAGGAGTGGCTGGAGCGAATTGACGAAGGTGATCCTGGCCGGGTCGACCCCGTGCAGGCTGGGCAGGTAGCGGTTGCCCTCCAGCCGCCAGGTCAGCTCCTCCAGGGCGTAGCCCATGCCCACGGCCCCGCAGAGGCGTCGCTGGCTCTGGCCGAAGGCCTTCAGGCCCTCCAGGGTCTCGCCGGCGAATGCGGCGACCTGGGACGCCCGTTCCGACTTGTCGGCCGGCGAGATCTCCCAGGGCAGCCCGGTCACGGCCGAGACCCGCTTGCCCATCTCGGAGCGCACGTGGGCATCCCGCTCGTAGATGGCCCCGAAGAGCTCGGCCTGGCGGCGGACGTCGCCGGTCTCGGCCTCCCTGAGGATCGCGGCCAACTTGCGCGGGGTCAGGCCCGTGGCCGCGCTGAAGGTCCAGCGGTCTACCAGCCGGGGCCCGCCGCGCCGCTCGTCGGTGGGCGGCCGGCGCATGGCTTTGGCCTTGATGAGCCGGCCGAAGAGGTCGTGGAGAATCGGCATCAGAAGACCCCCCGGACGGCGGTCAGCTCGCGGATAAAGCCGGACTCGGCCCCGTCGTCGTCGGTCCGGCCGTGCCAGTCGGTCCGCTTGTCCACCGGCTGGTAGCCGGCCGCGCCCTTGGGCAGGCTCTGGACGATCCTGACGGCTATCTCGGCCGAGTCGGCCTGGTCGTCAGGGGTGGAGCCGTCCAGGATGTAGAGCAGTTCCTCCTTGAGCGCCTCGGCCTCGGGGTCGTCCTCGGGCAGCAGGATGTGCCCGGCCTCGACCAGGGGGCTCAGGGTGCCCACGATCCTGGCCTCCTTGTTGGCCGAGTTGTGGACTTCCCGGAGGGGCAGCCGGCGGCCGTGGCGCTTGGCCGCCTGGTCGACCGCCTCCTTGAGCCAGTCCTTGAGGGCGTTGTCCTCAATCCCGCCGGCCACCCAGCCGTGGTGCCGGTGAGAGAGGTAGAGGGCATCCAGCAGGCCCGAGGGCGAGAGCTTCTTGCCCCAGGTGCGCAGGAGGTAGATGACCATCGTCAGGGGGTCGAGACCGACTACGGTGTGGCCCTTGTTGTCGCCCTGGGCCGTGGACGAGGGGTCTGTGCCCGAGGCGATCAGCAGCCGGCGGCGGACCAGCTCCAGGTCGGCCCGGCTGTAGTATCTGAACCACTCCTCCCGGAACGGGGACTCCTCGTCCTGGGGGTTGTTCTGGTACTCCTTGTTGAAGGCGACCGTGCCGACCTGGCGCTTCTTGGCCAGGAGCTGGTTAACCGGCCAGCGCGCCGGCCAGAGGGCCCGGCCCTCGGGGTCGATCGCCCGGTAGCAGCGCCGGGTCCAATGCTTGTAGGGCTCCTTCTGGCTGTGAATGACCTGGCCCAGGGCCGAGCGGCGGGCCAGGATCGTCCCCACCCAGACCAGGGCGCCGTCGGCCGCGATGGCCGGCAGGACCGCCTCGGTGACCCACCTCAGCCGCGCCTCGACCAGGCGGGGGTTTTTGACATTTTGATCGTTTTCCATGTCATCCAGGATGAACAGGTCCGGCCGGTGGGGGCCATGCTTGACGCCCCTGAGGCGCTGGCCCGAGCCCCGGGCCAGGATCCTGACGCCCGTCCCGGTGACGAAGTCGTAAACCGACTGGTTGGGGTCCAGGAGCTGGCCGAAGTCGGCCGTCAGGCGCTCGTTCTCGACCATCTCCAGGAAAAGATAGGCGTTGAAGTCCGCGGCCAAGTCCTTGGTATCAGAGCCCAGGATGGTGAAATGGTTGCGGCCGTAGACGGCCCGCTGGAGCGACTGCAGGAGGGTGATGGACGTGGATTTGGCGTGGTCGCGGGGCGCGGCGATGACGATGGGCGGCTTGAGCTCGCCCGGCTCGGCCGGGGCGTTGATCAGGGCGTCGGCCTCCAGGTGGAAGTCGGCCGCCTCGCAGTAGAAGTAATGGGGCAGATAGGTCCGGGCGAAGTTGAAGATGTCGGCCCGGCCCCTCTCCCGCCTGGCCCTGGCCGCCGCCTCGGACAGGTCCTCGAAGGGGCGGACCTCGGTCTTGAGCAGGCGGAGGATCTCCTCGACCCGCTTCTTGAACTGGGGCCGGGTCAGCTTGCGCTGGAAGTCCGGATGCTCAAGCAGGCCCACGCTCAACCCTCGACCTGGGCCATGAAGTTCCTGACGTGGCCGGCCAGGCGCTCCAGGAAGGCCTTGTCGCCCTCGACCGAGTTGAGCCAGCGGGCGAATTTTTCAAAGACCTCCACCGCCGCGGCCGAGAAGGCGAAGGTGCCCCGGCGCACTTTCTCCAGGACGACGTACATCTTCTGCAGGCCGTCCAGGTCGCCCGGGGTCAGCTCCGGCTTCTCCTCCAGGGCGGCGATGTGGGAATGGATCAGCTCCTCCATCCGCTCGGCTAATTGCCGGCCCGAGGCCACCTTGAGCCGGCGCTCCTTGTCCCAGCCGTGATAGTCGGCCCACTGCCTGATGGTCTTGGCCGAGACCTGGAGCTGCTGGGAGATGGCCTCCGGGCTGTAGCCCTTGAGATAGAGGTCCCGGGCCAGGGGGCCGTATTTAGGGAGCTTCGCCAATCCCCACCCCTGGGTCCGCCTCGATGTTGCCGTCCAGCAGATCGAGGCCCTTGGCCGTCAGCTTGAAGACCTTGCGGCGAAGCTGGCCTGTGCCCCTGTCCTCGCTGATCAGGTAGCCCTTTTCCTTCAGGTACTGGCAGTGGCGGCCGATTTCGGGCTCGGTGGTGGCCAGGTCGACGCCCAGGAGCACCCTGGCCAGCTCGGACAGGTCCAGGCCGTCCGGGTAGATGTGAGCCAGGCCCTTCAGCAGCCAGTGGCGCACCTGGCGCGCCCTAAGCGCAAAGTCCATCAGGCTTTCTCCTTGGTTGGCGCCGGCAGCCGGCTCAGGATCTCCTTGATGTCGCGGCCGTATTCATCCAGCTTCCGCTCGACCCCCGTGGCAAATACCGCGAAGTCCGACTTATCCACCTTGCATCCCATCTCCTCGTCCACTTCCCGGAGGTCTTGCTTGGTCGCGTATTCCCTGGCGATCTCGGTCTTTCCATCGGCGATCGCGGTTCTCAGATCGGCTACTTCCTCGCGGGCCAGCCGTGAATCCCGCTTGGCTTCCCGGAGGTAGTTGAAGGCGAAGAACTGAACGACGGCTCCCAGGCCGGCGAGGGCGGTCGCCACTACAGCCGCGGCTATGGCTATCCAGGCGGTATCGCTCATCGCCCCCTCAAGGTAGGGCCGGCCGGGGCGGTGGCTTCAGGCCGCCCCGGCCGGGTCTTTGGGTTGGAGAGAAGAGAGATGGGAACGGGTTTCCCCCGGGTCGCAACCCGGAGGGGGCCAGGCGGCCTTCAGGGCCCGCCTGGGGATGATCGCTATGTTGAAAGAGGCCTGAAGCCACTCGGCCCCGCCTTTTTGTTGGGCCGGGTGGTCAGCGCCGAACAACCCGCCTCACCCGGCCCGTTCCTTATCGGCGCAATGCGCCATTTATATCGAGGCTGTGGTAGGGATTAGGATAATCAGGCGGGACTATGAGGGAGGGCGCTTGTGTCGCTTATGTCGCTAAGAAAAAGGGGGGTTGGGGAGGGGAAAGGATTAGCTTTCCTGCAGATCAGGATCTTCAGGAACCGGAAGCTGTTTATACTGCTCGATCTTCTTTTTGTCGTCGCGCCATTTTAAGAAGACGTCTGCCAGGACAGCGATAAGGCAGCCGGCACTCAGGGTTACCGAGCCCAAGTCGCCAGTGCTTCGGTGGATAAGTTCCGCCAGGGGCAACACTCCCAGGTGCATGCCGAAGTGCTGGGTCAAGTCGCCGAAAGTCTCTCCAATCCGGGACCAAAATCCAGGCTTGTCCTCGTTCTTGGCCAGGGCCTCTCGAAACAAGGCGGTCAACTGGATGACGTCATCTTGGCTAAAGGCAACCTTGGCCTTGTCCGTCTTCTCCAGGAGAGGCTTAAGGCCGTCCAGGGTTTCCAGGTTGAGGCCCTGCAATTGCCTGGCGATCTGTTGGATATGCTCGTTCTGATGATCCAGAACGCTTTGGATGGCCACCACACCCTCTTCAATGCGCTCGGCCTTGGCCATCAACTGGTGCAGGTTTGTCTCAATCCTTTCCCCTTGGGCGAGAAGCCCTGCTTCCTCGATGCTTTCAGTAATTAGCCGCTTAAGGTCATCAGAATACACCTTGATCTGGAACTTAGGCTTCCCGGCTACCAGGACGGACTGCAGCTCCCACTCCCCGGGGTGAGCCCGTTGTAGTCTCTCCAGCCATTGGGCCATTTCCCTGTGCTCCGAGAAAAGCCAAAGTAGGACATATGGTTCTGGGGGCTGCTCGCCAGGCTTGAGACGCCAGTGAATCAGATGACGGTCTTCCGGCTTGCCGATCCAGGTTCGGGCGTCTACGGCCTGGTGAAAGAAGAGACGGGCGCCCTTCATCTGCGCGCCATTCATATTGCAGTTGGCAAGCTTGGCGTCCTCCAGGTTGGCGTTTTCCAGGACAGCCTCGACGAGGGAGGCGCCGGTCAAGTCGGCTCCCCGGAGGTTGGCTTTGGTTAGAGTCGCATCGCTTAGATCGGCATCAGACAGGATAGCACAGATCAGGCTAGTCTTACTTAGATCGGCCTTGCTCAAGTTCGCTTTGTTCAATTTGGCCAAGGCCAGGTTGGTCTCACTCAGGCTGGTCTCAATCAGGTCGGCGTTGCTCAGATTGGCCCCTTTCAAGTCGGCCCTGGCCAGATCAGCCTCGATCAGGTTGGCCCCGACTAGGTTGGCCCCGGTCAGGCTTGCCTCGGTCAGGCTGGCCCTCCGCAGTATAGCCCCTAAAAGGCTGGCCTCGGTCAGTTGGGCCCCTTTCAGGTTGGCCCCCCTCAGATTAGCTCCGTTCAGGTTGGCTGCAGTCAGTTCAGCCCCGGGCAGGTTGGCCTCGGCCATATAGGCCCCGATCAGATAGGTCCTGAAAAGGTTTGCTCCGCTCAGGTTGGCCCCGCTCAGGTTGGCTCTGTTCGGGGTGGCCCCGGACAGGTCAGCCTCACCCAGTTTGGCCCCTTTCAGGATGGCCCCAGCCAGGTAGGTCTCGATCAGGCTGGCTTCGGAAAGATTTGCCCCGCTTAAATCGGCCTCGTTCAGCTTGGCCCCGTTCAGGTTGGCCCCGGATAGATCGGCCTCGACCAGGTTGGCCCCGGACAGATCGGCCTCGACCAGGTTGGCCCCGGACAGGTTGGCCCCGGATAGATCGGCCTCGACCAGGTTGGCCCCGTTCAGGTTGGCTCCAGACAGGTCGGCTTCGGAAAGATCGGCCGCATTTAGTTTGGCTCCTTTCAGGTAGGCTCCGGAAAGTTTTGCTCCGCTAAGGTCGGCTTCGATCAGGTTGGTCGATAACAGTTTTACCCCGGTCAGGAAGGCCTCACTCAGATCTGCTTCACGCAGGTTAGCCCCATTCAGGTTGGCCCAATACAGATTTGCCCTGTGTAAGCTGGCCCTTTGCCCATTCGCTCCCATGGATTGGACCCATTCATGGTGGGCGGCCAAGATTTGTTTTAGCTCCTTGGGAGTGACGGTGATGAGTGTCTTTGGGGCCATATGAAGTACTATAGCACTTTAGACGTTGTGGTGGACAGACTTAAGGTTTCGGTCGAGCACTGAGGAGTAGTGCGGAATTTGAGATGATGGGAATTCAATAGGGTCCAATCGGTTGGATGGTGCTGACAGGAGCTTGAATTGGCCGTGGAGTATGCCTCCCCCGGCCCACCTATTAGTGTGTTTTATGGATCAAGTGTCACATCTTCAATATATATAATAATGTTTTCTAACCTCTCCTTGCCATTTTTGTATAATTATTTCGTATTGTTTGATTATTTCATTAGTAATAGAATTAATCGGCATGTTATGTATGAACACCTTTGAAGCACCACTATCAAATATTCCCCCGTTAATTTCCGCCTCCTTGAAAACCAACAGAGGTATTTTAAGGCTAAATAAAATACCTGCTTCGAGCTGATTCCAAGGCGAAGGGAAACAGATAGAGCCTGAAACTTGCTCTTGTTCGCTCGTATCCGGCTTCCATGTGCCCGAATCTGTAATAAACTGCTTGAAACCGAGTATAATTCCGCCCGAACAATGCCTGGCGATCGCAAGGACCTCCTGAAGAGGGTTTTGTGTCGGGTAGTCGGAACGTCCTAAAGAACGTGGCTCTAAACTATATTTTTTTAATATTTTGATAATACTGTTGCGTAAAGAGCTTTGAGCCTGGCTAAGGGTTGTCGGACAAGAAACAAAAACAGGGATTTCCATAAATTCACCTCCGATGGTCGACCAACGGAATAAAACGTGAATGCCAACCTTTCGGAATCAGTTATTGGGCCTTACAGCTCCGAAAGACTGTCACCCTTTACACAATAAGCATAATGGTTCCAATAACATACAATACGGCAAACACTACTGGGATCCAATTCTCAATTTTTGTGAGCTCACGATATAGTTTTGGCTCCTGCCCCTCTCCCAAACACTTCCACTCGGCGCAATAAGGACAAGCAGGAAGCCGCTTCTCTATCTCATTGATTACTTTGAACTTAGCTTCATTAAGTTTCCTGTACGATTTGACAATACACCACCAAGAGAAGCAAAGCGCAAGCAGGGCTATCAGGGGGCCAATCAAGGTCCACTTGCGTCCGATATGGACTCCCTTATCTAGTGCAAACCCGATAGCAGCAATTATTCCCGTGTTCAGAGTAAGGAAGAAGGTGTTAGCGAGATTACGCCTTGAACTCGTTCTGTCCGCCATCTCGACGTACAATTTGTACTGTTCCAGTAAATGTACTGAATACGTTTGGCCCGTTCCGTACGTATCTGCGTCTATCCCATGGTCGAAGAGACCTGGTAACATGTTTTCGGGATGGCTAGACACAACCGCTACCGCGCTCCGCCAATAAGTTTTTTAAGATTATCCCAAGTCCAATTGTATACCTTATCAGAATCCTTGGCTGACTTGGGCTTCTTGCAGATTTCGTCTTTATAGCCTCGCAAAAGGAAATACGGCTTCTTTTCCTCTTGGGCAATGATAAGTTCGGCTGATACACCAGTTGCAGTGTCAGTCTTCATGCCACAGATCACTATCATCTGATCCACTCGTTTTATTCTCTCCCTTACTTTCTTCTTCCAGTCTCCAGTCATTGCCTCCTTGACTGACCAGTCGGCCAGCTCGAAAGGTGAGTCGGTGTTCTTGGCTTGTCCAGCCAAGAGGGTTCGAAGATCCTTGTCATTATCATAGTCGAAACTCATGAATACTCTTGTTTTTGCCATTTCTCGGCCCTCCTTCACTTCCAAATGTAGTACATTATATTTCAGAAGTGACTCTCTACTCTCCTCTTGCACCGCTCGACCTTACTCCTCATTCTCGGTTGTACTGTTCTTATCTGTTGATGCCCGCTTGCTCCTCACCTTCTTCTTTCCGTCCGCATGGTCTTTATCCGCTTTAGGCTTCTTTTGGGACTGACGTGGCCTTGGAAGGGCTCGCTGAGGCTGCGGGCTCGCCTCCAGGGACGGGCCGGCCATCTGTTCAGCCAACCTTTGCGCCAGCTCTTTCTCCCGTTCGATCAGCCTCCTGATTGGCCCCATCGCTTCAGCCACCCTTTAGGACCGGCTCATTCACTTGATCGATCAGCCTCCTGAATGGCTCCATCGCTTCAGCCACTCTTCGGGCCGGCTCATTCACTTGATCGATCAGCCTCCTAAATGGCTCCATCGCTTCAGCCGCCATCCGGGCCGGCTCACTCACTTGATCGATCAGCCTCCTAAATGGCTCCATCACTTCAGCCATCCTTAGGGCCGGCTCATTCCATTGGTCGATCAGCCTCCCGATTGGCTTTAGTGCTTCGGCTGCCCTTTGGGCCGGCTCGGCTGTCTGTACCATAACCATGCCCATCCAGGGTTTGGCAACTCTTGACAATTCCGCGCTTACTACTTTTATCTTTTCTTGTTCTGGTTTTGGCGGTCTCTCTGCTGTGTTCAGTATAGCCAACAATCGATTCCGCACTTCGGTTATTTTATCGAGCTCCCACTGGTGAAATGGCCTATGGTGCATGATCTTATTTCTGGCTGGGATAACATGTTCTTTTAATTCTATGCTCATTTGGCTCCAGGAATCCTTATCGGCAAAGTATAGGGCATATATGTTATCCCATGCCGAACGAGGGGTTGTTCTTTCAGCTAGTAAATTCTTTAACTCTTCAAATGTATTACATTCATTAAGTATTTCCAAAAAGCCTGAAATCGTGAAAGCCTGCTCACCGCTCAGTTCTCGGATATTAATAGTGATTAGATCGATGAGATGATCGAAATCTATCAGCTCAATCGGATGCTGAAAGCCACCTGTGTCCCGCGCCCTTTCCAGCACGGTTACCGCCCTGTTCCGTGCGGTTGGGGAGCTCCATTTCTCCCACCATCCAAAGCCGACCGTCTCAGTCGTGACCCTATGAATAAATGCGCGAAGTGCTTGCTCGATTTCGGCAACTACCCGGAAGGCGTTATCTCGCAGTTCTGTCCCTGCCTCGTCAATAGTTCGAACTGCAAAACCAGACTTGATGAACTTTTTATTCAATCTCCCATGGGCCCTATCAACAGCCGACAAGGATCCTTCGATGCACAACCGTAGCCGTTTGCCAGTTTCTGGCTCAACTTGTATATCGAGGCCTTTTTTTAGGGCCCCAAGGGCAACATTGACTTTCTTCAACATACTCGCGGTGTTATGCTTGCCCGCATCTAACAGAAACTCTAACTTATATAGTTTCTTAGGTGAAGTCATCAGGAAAGTCCTCTATTAAAATTTTTATGATATGGTCCTTTGGATGTCAAGAAAAAGGACAGCGCCAAGCTTCGATAGATTTTACTCTGCCTTATCGGCCGGAGGTTCCGGTTGATCTTTGCTCTGTATGTAAGCTGGTGAAATAGCGCTAATGCTCAAGCAAGGTGGGCTTCAAGGTACTGTCTGATCGACTCCACAAGGACAAAGGTCTTCCGGGCCGAGTATCGCCTGACCCGCAGCTTGCCTGCCTCGATCAGCCGGTAGACCTGTCTCTCCGAGAGGCGGAGCCTCCTGGCCGCCGCTTTATTACCAGCGGTCTGTCGTTTTGTAGGCAATATCCATCGTAACGCTATTTCTGCCACCCAGTCACGCGGTCTTTCTCAAAGTAAACGTACGTTGGCCTTACGTAGTTGCCCGCCGGCTTCAATCCTCCATAAACCCACTGTTCTCGAGACCAGGTCGCGCCGACACTTTTATGGATTTTGTCAGGCGAGCCCCAACTAGCCTCAACCTGCTCTGCAGTCATGCCTATGAATATTTGGCCTTTAAGAATCGCCTCCCGTGTCTTGTCATCGAGACCCGGATGGGAGTTCACGTATCTTTCCCGGAAAGTTATGCATCCACTCAACAGGATCAGGCTGCACACTATCGCCGCTATCAGCACTCTACGCGCGATCATCCCGACCTCCCCGACTCTCTGGTTTTGTCCGCTACAGACCCGCCCTGGCTCCATCCAAACTTGAAGGCTGAAAACCTATCTCAATCGAATCCCTGTCATTGAGGCTTGCCCGCGGAGAGTCAGCTAGAGCAGAGGTTCTAGTTCGAACGATATTCAATAAGATTGTAACTCCGCGTGAAACACCTAAACCTAAGCAACTCCCTTAGGTTTCTGTATATTACGGCAATTGTTCAAATGTCAATAAAAAGTAGTGGTTAGCTGATATTTATATTAATGACTCAAGAAGGTATAATAAATCATGTAACTTTGATGCTGTATGGAGCCTATGTCGCCACAAGATTATTGATGTCACCGAATCTGAAGATGCTCAAGCGAGGTGGGCTTCAAGGTATTGCCTGATCGACTCCACAAGGACAAAGGTCTTCCGGGCTGAGTAGCGCCTGACCCGCAGCTTGCCCGCCTCGATCAGCCGGTAGACCTGCCTCTCCGAGAGCCGGAGCCTCCTGGCCGCGGCAACCACCGGGATCTCGTCGCACGTCCTCATCCCCTCTCCACCATCTCCTTGAGCCCCTCAATCACCCGCCCGGCCGTCTGGCTGTCCAGCCAGGCGACCTGGGAAACGTCGAACCTGGCCCGCAGGAAGCCGCCCAGGGCCTGCAGATCCCTCGGCTCCCTGGCCCGCCGGCCGGGCTGGCTGCGGTACTTCCGCCAGAGGCTCCAGAGGTAGCGGAGCTGCCCCTGGCTGGCCATGCCCCTTCTCTCGCCCAGCGCCTTCAGCTCTTCCGGATACTCGACCCGCCAGGGCGGGGTTATGCCCACGGCCCGCATCCGGTCTTCCATCCGCTCCAGGGCCGCCTCGGCCTGAGCCTGGCTGAGCTGCTTGCTCGAAGGCCGGCCGCTCACGCCCTCGATCAGGGCCTCGTAGGAGACCCGATCGAGCTTGAGCAGCCCGGCCCCCCAGTGAAGTCGCTTGATCTGGCCGGCCGTGGCCTTCACTCGGCCTCCTTGAGCTCGTAGCTGAAGGTCTCGGTCCTCTTCCGCTCAGTCCCGATCTCGATCAGCCGCTCTTCCGGCCAGCCCTCGATCACGTCCCAGTCCACCGCCTCGGTCACCCGGACAGCGCTGAGCCCGATCCGGCCCAGGGCCTTGAGGGCCTCCACGGTCACGGCCCTGGCCCTCTTGACCCGGCGGCTCACGCCCCAGATCAGGGAGCCGTGCTCCAGGTTGGCCCGGTCCCGGCCGCCGAATAGCTCGTTCCGCTTCTTCTTGGCCAGGGTCTTGAGCTCTTTTTCCAGGTAATCCAGATCGGCCCTGGCGGACTCGATTGAAGGCCGCCACCGCCCCCGGACCCCGTTCAGCTCTTCCTCGGCCGAGGCCTCCAGAACCCCGAGCTCGCCCTTCGCCTCGGCGATCCGGGCCAGCAACGCGTCGGCCCTTGCCCGCGCCTCGCTCATGACATCTCCCCCTGGGGGCGGAGGTTGAGCTGGATCTGGCCCAGCAGGGACGGCAGGCTGACCCGGCGCAGTCTGGCCTCCTGGGCCAGCTTTTTGAGCGCCTGGTGGCGCAGCCGCCGGCAGTAGTCGTCCAGGTCGCTCGTGGCCGCGGCCAGGTAGTAGCCGCCGCCGTCCGGGGTGGAGACCGAGCAGATGGGCAGCCCCTCCTGGCGCAGGGCCGTGATGGCCCGGCGCAACTGCCGGGTGGAGTTGATCCGGTGCTCCCAGCGCTTCAGGTACGTGGCCTCGTAGAGCTCGCCCATGCCCACGACCCGGCTTGGGCCGACGTGGCGGGCCAGCTCGGTCAGGAGCCGGGCCTTGATCACCGGGTCAAGGTTGGTCTTGGCCATCAGCAGCCTCCTTCAGGCGGTGGCGCGGCCGTTCCCGCCGTTGGTCCAGTTGCGCACCGTCCGCCGGCTCACGCCCAGCATTTGGGCCACCCGGGCCTTGTTCCCCCGGCACTCGATCAGGGCTGCATCGAGCATCCCGGCCCTGACGGTTTCGATGCTTTGCCCCAGGCGGACCAGCTCTCGGATCGTCGCGGCCATCTTCGTCTCCGCTTCCGTCTCCTGCGCCTTCGATTTTTCTTGCGAGCTCAGCCCCTCAGCCAGTTCCCAGGGTTGTTTGCCCAGAGCCTGGGCCACCCGTTGGAGCGTTCCCGGCCCCGGCCGTTTTTTCCCGTTTTCCATCTGGCACCAGTATTGTTTGGCGATCCCCATGCGCTCGGCCGCCTGGGCCTGGGTCAGGCCGACCTCCAGCCGCGCCGCCTTGATCGCCAGGGGCAGATCGAGACTCAACCTCAACGTGTCCATGTTCAGCCGCTTCTCCAGCAGATCCCCGACCCGGTTGAGCTCGTCGGCGATGCCCTCGGCCACGGCCACGAGCGTTTGAAACTGCTTATGATCCATCTTCCCTCCCCCAGGGGCCCGGCCCTTGTCCGGGCCCTCAGGGCAGGGGGCGGCCCTCAGGCCGCCCTAGCGATCAGGCGCAAGTTCTCCCTGGTCCGCCGTCTGGCCAGCCGGATGACCCGCCGCCTGTCGGCCCGCTTCATCGAGTCCGGGAAGACCACCCTGGCCGTCAGGCCCTTCAGGGTGAACAGCGCCTCCAGGCCCATCGTTCCCGCTTGTCCCGTCATGGCCGCCTCCTTCCGCCGCTGCCCGGCACCTCGGGCAGAGGCAGTCCAGGCCCAGGTCCCGGACGCAGATCGGCTGGACGCCTGAGAGATTCATCTCGCCCCCTCGGCCAGGGCCGCCAGGACCTGCCAGATCAGGCCGCCCATGACGGCCAGGCAGGCCAGGCCCGAGACCAGGTTGACCAGGTGGGCCTTCATCGCTGCTTCCTCTCCTCGGCCCGCCGGTTCCAGCGCGGCGCCTCCAGGGGCGCGCCCGGGGCCAGTCCGTAGCCGCCCCGGCGGGCGACCAGGTGCCCCTGGCCGGCCAGCCAGGCCAGGTAGCGTCCGGTGTAATCGGGCGAGGCCTCGGCCAAGCGGGCCGTCTCGGCCGCTCTGATCGCCGGCCGGGCCTGGCCGAGCCCCCTGACCACGGCCCAGATCCGGCCCTGGAGAGCGGCCCGGCCGGCCCGCTCGGGCTGGTACAGGTAGGTGTAGTCGCCGCTCTCCATCAACTCCCTGCGCCGGATCAGGTAATCCAGGGTCCGGTTGATCTCGCGGACCCTGAAGCGGCTCTCGAAGGCCCGGTAGAGGTCGCGCAGCCGGCCCCGGGGGTGTTTTGCCAGCCAGGGCCGCAAGGCCTTGATCGAATGGGGGGTGGGCATCAGGCCACCCTCAAACGCCGGCCCAGGGTCAGGGCCGTCTCGGTGGTGATCTTGTCCTGGTCGTTCGCCTGGGCCAGGCGCAGGGAGGCCCGGAGCAGGTTCACGTAATCCCGGAACAGTCCCGAGGCTTGGGCCAACAGCTTCTTGGCCGCCTCGGCCTCGATGGTCACCCCGTCGGGCAGGAGCTTCTGGGCGATCAGGTGCGCCTCGGCCTCGGCCAGGGCGCTGAACGTCTGCCAGTGGACCACCCGGCTTCTCAGCCGGGTGTGCTTCTCCAGCTCCTCCTTGATCTTCTGCTCGCCCAGCAGGACCAGGGTCAGTCCGGCCTCGTCGTGGAGATCCCGGAGCACGTTCAGGGTGTACTGCTTGAGATAGTTGGCCTCGTCGATGATCAAGGTGGTCCTGGCCGTGTCCCCGACCCGCTCGATCAGGGCGTCGTAGGCCTTGCCCGAAGTGGAGGGCATGTCCGACCGGCCCAGGGCCCGGCCCAGGTCCTGGAGCATCTTGATCGTGGACCAGACCTGGAGGGCCCGGACGTAGATCCGCCGCTCCGGGTCCGCCCCGGCCAGCCAGATCCCGGCCGCGGTCTTGCCCCGTCCGGCCGGTCCGAAGCCAACCACGATCCGCTCCAGGGAATCGGCGTCGGCCTCGAGCTCGCCCAGGGCCTGGGCCAGGCGCTGGGGGTTGCCCGTGGTCACGAAGACCCGCTTCAAGGAGCTGCTCTTTTTCGTCACTTCCCGCCTCCTTTTTGATCGGCCTTCCTCTCTTGAATGAACATGTCCTCCCGGTCGTCCAGGGCCTCGGCCAGGGCCGGGTTGGCCTCGCGGAAGCCGTCGTAAAATTCCTGGTCGGCCAGGCTCACCTCCCTGTCCAGGCCCAGTTGCCGGGCGATCCAGTTGACCCGCGACAGGGCGTCCGGGAAAAGCGCCGGCCGCTTGTCCTGGTCTTCGGGGAGAATCTCCGCCTCGGGCAGGGCTGGGGCCGGCTCGACCGCGACGGCCGGCTGCTCCGCCTCTGTCTCGGCCGCCTCGATCAAGGCCAGCCGCTCCCGGGTCCGGCTGGGCAGGGCCTTCATCGGCTCGGCTCCCAGGGCGGCCAGGCTCTCGGTCATCTGGCGGCGCTGGGCCGCCTGCAGCCGGGCGTGCTCGGCCATGCCTTCCTCGCTGATCCAAGAGCCGCGCCTCAGCGTTCTGGCCCAACAGGCGAAGCGGCCCTGGCGGAGCACCCGGCAGGCCTCGGGATGGCCCGGGTCGTAGAGCACGCTGACCCGCTGGCCGCCCAGCTCGTTCAGGAGCGCGGCCAGCTCGGCCGGGTCCTCGTGCCAGAGCTCGTACTCGCCCAGGAGAGGCAGCCGGAAGCCCCAGGCCCTGACCTTGACCTGCCTGTGCTCGAGGAGGGCGAAGTCCAGCACGGCCGGATCGACGCTCTCCGGTTGGGCCAGGGAGTCCCAGACCTGGCGTGGACTCAGACCGTCCATGCCGTGCCCGCTATGGGGCTGTTCGTGATAGGTGTGGGCCAGAAAGTTTTCCCACTCGGCCTCGAGCCGCTCCATCGTCAGCAGGTGGGCTCCCGGGTTCTTGAGCTCGAAAACGAGCTTCTCGGGCTTCTGATCGGGATTGGAGCCGCACCAGCCGGGCAGCCGGCGGCTGAATGATCTGACCACCTCGCCGAAGGCCCTCTCCACCGGTTTGGCCCAGGGATGGTAGGCCGTGGCGAAGCGGGCCCGGATGGCCAGCCGCTGAAAGACGCCTCCGATCCTGACGCCCTTGACCACCAGCTCCCGGTTGCCCCGCTTGAGCTTCCAGACCCCGTCGCGGGGGTCGTAACGCATGTCCAGGTAGTAGGGGTCGATGCCCAAGGCCCGGAACTGCTCGACCTCCTCGCCGAAATCGACCGCGCCCAGGCTGATCTCCTCGCCGCGCAGGCTCAAGGCCCGGTAGTCCTTGCCGTTGTCCACGTAGACCGAGACGGGCAGGCCGTGCATGGGCAGGTCCGGGTTGTCCTTGGGCAGGATGGCGTGGCGCAGGGCCAGGGCGATGGTCCTGGAGTTGGGCCTGAACGACCAGGTCCAGCCGACAAAGGCCCGGGTCCGCAAGTCCATCCAGGCGGTCAGCCAGGGCCGCCGGGGCCGGTCGCCGGGCACGTGGACAAAGGCGTCCAGGATGTGGTGGTCGCCGACCAAGCAGTAATTTGGCGGCAAGCCGCGGTAGTCCCGGAGCTTCTTGGCCACGCAGCGGGCCTCGTAGGCCCGCCGGCCCTCCCGGGCGCAGACCAGGGCCGCCTCCGGCACACGCTCCTGGATGATCCGCCGGAGCGAGTCGCAGGAGCCGGTCTGCCAATCCTGGAGCCTGCCCTCGGTCAGCACCTCCTTGTGAACGTCAGTGAGGCTCAGGTGGGATTGATTAAGGAAGAGGCCCAGGGCATACTCCACGGCCGCCTCCTCGAAGGCGATCCGCTTGCCCCTTCGGCCGCCGTAGCCGTCGGCAAGGGCGGTCAGTTGGGCCTCCAGGGTGTCCCGGCCGGCCTTGGTCGCCTCGGCCAGGGCCTGGTCGGCCTTGCGGACCCATCGCTGCAGGCTGTGATAGGAGACGCTGGCCTCTTCCCGGGCCAGGCTGGCCTTGGCCGTGAAATCGCCGTCCAGGCCCCTGGCTCTCTCCACCAGGGCCAGGCGCCGGAGGGCCCGGTCGCGCTTGCGCGCCGGCCAGGACGAGGTCGCGGCGCCCAGGGGCGGCCGAGCCCCATCATTATTTAGAGAGGGAATTGCCTCGGCCCGTTGCCGCTCCGCCTCAAGCAGGCGTTCGACTTCTCTGGCTCTGACGGCCGCCTGGACAGGTACGGGCAGACCTTGTAGCTCGTAAAGCTTCTGGGGGCTACCCCGGCTGGCTTTGGACTGGAAAGGCCAGCCTTCCTGCCCGGCCCGGCGCCGGATGCTGCGCTCGCTCAGGTCCATTGCCTCGGCGATCGCCGCGGCGCTGTAGTGGCTGGCCATGTCACGCCGCTCCCCTCATGTCCTCGGGCAGGCCCAGGATCCTGTCCGGCACGCCCAGCTCGATCAGGCGTCTCAGGACCTTGCGGTTGTCGTTCTTGCCGTGGATGCAGTTGTTGACCAGCGTGTTGGCCACGCCCAGGTCCCGGGCGATGGCTCGCTGGCTGACTCTGTGCCTGAGCATCCAGATCCTGATCTCCAGCGGGTCCCGGCTCATCCGTCGATCTCCTCCTCCAGCTTCTTCATCCGCCGCCGGGCCGCCCTGGCCCGCCGACAGGCCCGGCCCCACTCCAGCAGGGCTATCTCCTGGGGGCCGATGACCTTGAAACCCAAGGGCCGGGCCAGAACTTCAAGGGGTTCGGCGCTTCCGACCACGGCGCAGAAAATGGGCAGGGCCTTGACCGAGACGATCCGGCCGGCCTCGCTCGGGCTCTGGTTGAGCCACTTCTCCAGGGTCTCCAGGCTCAGCCTTCGGCCGTTGCCCGCGGCCAGGCCCACCCCGTAGCGGGCGGCCAGGTCGTTCATCCGGTCGACGATCTCCTCCCGGCTCAGTCCGCACTCGCGGGCCGCCCGGTTCATGGCCTCTTTGAGGTCCGGGGTGACGTTAAGAGTGGGCTGGTCAAAGAGCTGACTTTGGCGCATCTCGCCTCGCCGTCCGGCCGTCCTTGCTTCTCACGTCCGATATTTTTCCTAGCCCGGACGTTGACCCGGCGCTCGGCCGTGGGTTAGGATCGGGCTGTTGGGGGTGGGCGTGTACATTGGGCATGACCTAAGGCTACAGTAATGTTGTCGTCAAAGTCAACAGAAATGTTGATGTCCGCTTGGATTACAAAGGGGCGACCAACAGAAATGCTGTATTATCTCGTGGCTTCAAACGCTTGCGCCCGCGTCCCCTCCCGAGCGGGCCTGTCCGCTTTCACGTCCGCTTTTAGAGGAGGTAAGCGGACATGACCGAGCCGTCAACATTGAAAGACCGCATCAGGCAGATCCGCGGGGATGAGCCCCAGTCGCACTTTGCCAACAGTATTGCTGTTCACAAAGAGACGCTCTCCCGGTGGGAGAGGGGCGAGACCAAGCCGGACGTGGAGGCCCTCCAGAGGATCTGCTCCCTGTACGGCGTCAACCCGGCCTGGCTTCTTCTAGGCGAAGGCCCCATGCGGCTGGAGGACTCGGAGGTCCGAGAAGCCAGTTATGCGAAGCTCGCCCGCCAGGAGCGTCCTTCAGCAAAATCAGAAGTCGTCCTGCCCGAGTCTCCTCCCTTCGATCCCGGCCGCTTCGACCTGGTTCCCCTGGCTGAGGCCCACCTGGAGGCCGGCGGCGGGGCCGTGGTCCTGAGCGAGAGTACTGACAAGTGGCTGGCCTTCCGCAAGGACTGGCTCAAGGCCTATACCAGCAACCACAAGCAGGTTGTCCTCATGCCCGTCAGGGGTGACAGCATGGAGCCGACCCTCAGGACCGGCGACGTGGTCATGGTTGACTTCGGGCGCAGGCGGATTTATGACGGCGGCATCTACGCCCTGGGCGAGAGGGACCTCATCATGGTCAAGCGCCTGTTCGTCCTGCCCGACGGCCGGCTCAGGATCTCCAGCGACAACCCCGACCCCAAGTACGAAGCCTACGAGATGCCCCACTCGATGGTCCGCATCCTCGGCCAGGTCATCTGGTTCGCCCGGGAGCTGATCTAGAGATGGCGCCGCATAGAGGCGGCGCGGCCATCCTGGCCGTGTTGGTCGGGCTCTGGCTACTAGGCTACGCGCTTCCTGCCGTCGCGGAGAAGGCCAAACAGGCCGGTCTCGGCGTCCAGATCGACCAGGTGATCGAGATAATCAACCCGGAACTACCCCTATATCTCAAAGACAAGTCGATATTCGATACTGGCCGGACCCTCTGGACTTACGATAACCCCGCCCTGCCCGAAACGAGGCGCAACCTGGGCTTGGGCTGGCTTCTTGATATCTATACCGTTTATCCTGCTATGGCGGATCAGATCAAATTGTCCGTGTGGTGTGGTTCACCGGGACACCCTTTCACCCCTCAGATGATCAAGTCCACCTTCACCGCCGCCAAGGGGATAGAAAGGCTTATCCTTCAACAAAAGGCATCGTTCTCTTTTTATAAAAATTGGCGCAGGGTTGTAGTAGGTAAAGGCTACGTTGCCGAAATTATCGATGGCGTATATGTTAGTCGCAGCATGGCCGTATTAAATGATCAGTACGTCTTTGTATTTGAAATCCGCCCAGAGCGGCCCGATGACCGCGAAGACCTTGAAGAGGACGCTGAAGAAGAGGCCGCCGAACAGAAACAATGA